CTATTGAAGCGGCAAAAAATTATCTGAAAAATCCGAGTGATGCTGCGTGGGCTGCTGCGAGTGCTGCGAGTGCTGCTGCGAGTGATGCTGCGTGGGCTGCGAGGGCTGCTGCGTGGGCTGCGAGTGATGCTGCGAGTGCTGCTGCGAGTGATGCTGCGTGGGCTGTGAGTGATGCTGCGAGGGCTGCTGATGCTGCGAGTGATGCTGCGTGGGCTGCTGCGTGGGCTGCGAGTGATGCTGCGAGTGCTGCTGTAATAATCAAATGCCACAAATGGATTATTAAACACATTGAAGAATTGGAGGATATTAAATGAAGGAGTATATTGAAATATGAATATATCAATTAACAATGAAGAAATAGAAATACACATTCCTGAAGGGGGTGACTAAATGAGAGGTCAAGTAGCGGTGTATCTTACGCCCAGGGTATTCAGGCTTTTGAAAATAGAAGCCGTGAAAAGGGGTTGCTCTCTCGGCTCTATAATGGGAGAGGCGGCATTGGCTTGGGTAAAGTTTCTCAAGAAAGAAGAAATGGAAGATCGGAAAGCGAGAAACGAATTAGCCGAACTCGAAACAATTAAGAAAGAAGCGGAGGAAGTCCAAGCAGAATTGGATTTGTTATTAGCAACAAGAGCCTCGGCAAAACGAAAATACAGGAGATAAAATGATACAGGAGATAAAATGATTACAGCAATCAATAAGCAAAAGATTGAAATGGTAAAAGTAATTGCCCGTGATAACTTGGATAGATGGGCTTTAAGCAGACTAAAGACTTTGGAAGAAATAGAAGAAAACCATGATGTGGCGCAACTGTTTATTTTTGCGGATGATCTCTCGGATATGGTTGTCAGGATAATGGATATTGAACACCACCTGACACCGCAGATTGTCGCTGTTCTATCTTCGATGGTTTTAGGAATTACAAACGGCACGGGAATACAGGAAGTAGAAAACCTGATAAAAGTCAAAGATACTTTGAATAGCGGATTGCATTAAAGGGGGTTTTATGATCGACAGTTTTAGCGAATTAGTAAAAACATGGGCATTGGGGATTGTGTTGTTTGTTGTAATCCTCGTTCTATCTCTGGGCGTAGCGTGGATTATAAAGTGATCTTAAGAAATGGGGGGATAGCCCGTCCCCCCATTCCGCCCACTAATAAGGAGAAAAGAAATTAGCAAGGCTTTGGTTTTCTTATCATCTTAATACCTCCCATTACTATCCGATACCCTGTCCAATGGGTTCCTAAATTATTTTCCAACGCCCACCTTAACAATTCTTCCTGATCTTTTTCAGACATTATATTTAATCCGTGCTTGCCGGATAACTTTTTCATCCAGTCAAATGTCCTTTGTTGGAATTGCCATCTGCCGAATGACTTACCATTGTCGCCTGGCTTAACATTGTGGTTATTTCGGCTTTCATACCAACCGATCTGGTAAACCAGTAAATCCGTAGGCGTGACCTGAGAGTAAGGGGAAGAAGTTGTTGTAAATAACAATATTATTATTGTGGTCAAACAAATCATTAGTTTTTTCATATTTACCTCCTCTTTGAAAAGCTATAAAAGTAAGAGAAGTTTACCATATTTAAGAATATGCCACAAACCTTAAATTACACCCCCATATAATCGATCATCACCCACCTTGCGGCAGATTTTATGAACCAACTTCGGGAAATTCTCTAAAGTCAATTCCTCTACCTTTGGTAAATACCTTGCTTCCACACACAAAGCAAAAATCCTTTGCAGGCAAACCAACTGCTCTTTGTGCTTTTCATCAAAATTAAGCACCGATGTATCAAAAAAGGAATCAGAAATCTCGGAGTAATCCCCTGTATAATAACCCTCAGCCTTGCAGAGATCGCCTAATTTGGTGCCAGGGTAAGGGCTGAATATAGAACACCACCCGTAATCCGGACGGCAACGAATATTGGCCTCTAAAGTGTTTAAATCGTCCTCTATGGTCGAAGTCATTAAGCCGAGCATATTTTGTATCATCAACTTAATACCCCACTTCCGGAGGATTTTAGAGGCATTATAGGCTTCTTCATTTGAGGTCTTTGGTCTGCCGATAAGAATTCTTAATCTATCGCTTGCCGTTTCAAGAGCTATCCTGACACTCACACAACCCGAATCGTGGAGGTATGCAGCCCTCTCGTTTGTTACTTGGACGGGTCTTAAATGACAATGGAAAGGAATCTTAGGGTATTTCTCGGAGAACTCTTTGAGCCATTTAGTCGAAACCCCGAAACAGGAATCTTGAAAGTAGGCAAATTTAGGGTTGACTTGCTCAACCTCTTTAATTACGTTTCTTACCGATCTGACTCGGACTGTTTTTTGTCCACACGCTTCCGCCCATAACTCATTGAAACAATATGTACAATTATTCGGACAGCCCCTAGAAGTGATAAAATCCCTTATCTTCATGTCGGGGAAATCAGTTCTATCAGGATATGGAATAGAATCCAGGTCAGGGTATTTTAACCCTGATTGGAGTAAATCCGCAAACTGTTGCTCAGCTTCCCCTTTTATAATCACATCTGTCCAATCGCAATCTTCGGGGAAAAAGGTAGGGTGACAGTTTCCAGCGATGGAATAAAAAGAGAAACTTCCCATAATACCGATACCTTTTAACGCCCAATTAAGAATCCTAAATTTTTCCTGATCTCCGGTCATTATTGAATAACCAATAATCTCCGGCTTCCATATTTTTGTCATTACAGGGGCTTCATCTATAGTGACTATTTTACAATCATTCCCTGTCTGCTTAACAACTGCGGAGATATACATTGTCCCGAGCGTTTCAATGGTTTTTGATTTAACTACGAGAAGAACTCTACTCATAAAATCCTTTCTAAAGGCGCTCTCAATAACCCATCACAACACCACTTGTAATACATTACGAGAGCGCCAAAGGTGGGCTGTTTAATCCTCGCGTGTCAGCCCACTAATTTAATACCGCCTGTTTCTTCCAATCTATTGTCTTGGAAATATTGAATGTCACAAAAGCATCGTCCGTCCTGTCCAATCCTCGCCGCGCCAACCCACGCGTAAGGTATCAGATCAGGTTCAGTCATTATATAATATTTAGATGTATAAATGAAAAACCCGTTCAACTGCGGAGTTAATTCTTCGGTATTTTCGGTCATTACTATCCCAAGAGCGTCCATTTGCGCCGGAATAGAATCAACCAAATCAACATTTACTCCCAGTTTCGTCAATACCTTATCCACCGCCGCTTCCAAAATCCTTACGGCTTTGGTCACAGGCTCATCCCTTTGCTCTTTTTGTTTCTCCATCCGAGCGTTCAATTCATCGGTACTGATCTCAAATCTTGTTTTCTTTTCCATTAAAACCTCCATCCTGTCATCGCTGAAATTGTTTTTCCACCCCATTCCGATATGTATTTTAACTGTTCGGATATTTCTTTTTCAAGGTTCCACGGAAGAATTAAAACATAATCCGGTCTTAACTTCATCCCTTCTTCTTCACTGACGATCTTAATATGAGATCCTGGCAGATATTTCCCTTGTTTATGGGGAGACTTATCAATTACGCATGGTATCAAATCCGACCTGATTCCGCAATAGTTTAGGAATGTGTTGCCTTTTGCCGCTGCGCCATAAGCGATTGTTGTTTCACCCAAGCTCCGGCTGTTATAGAGCCATTCCATAAAGTCGTCTTTTATGATCTGAACCTTCTTATTGAAGTCAGTATAATATTCAGCGGTGAACATTCCGGCATCCCGTTCAAAGCCGATTAACTCCCTGACCTCTGGGGCTTCTGTTTGTATTCCGGCATCATGTTGGGCATATATCCTCAAACTGCCACCGTGCTCGCGAAGATAGTCAACATCAAATATTTCCAAGCCGTGTTTTCTAAATATTTCTCGCACAGTTACAAATGAGAAATAAGAAAAATGTTCCGCATAGATTTGATCAAACTGCATTCCTTCTATTGTTCTCATTAAATGGGGAAATTCAAAAGTGATTATCCCCTCCGGTGCAAGAACCATCTTTAACCCTTTGACAAAGTCGTTTATATCAGGTTGATGGGCAAGAACATTGATTCCACAGATAAGATCGAATTTTGTGTCCCATGTCGGACTTGAAGAGTGCATATAATATTGGAAAAAGGTGATCTCTGTTGGTATTCCCTTACCAATCGCCACCTTAGCCGGTTCCATCGCTGGATCAATTCCCAATACTTCACAGGCCCTCTCTTTGAAGAATTGGAGCATATAACCATCATTACTGCCGATCTCTAAAACTTTGGTCTTTTTAAAACATTTATGAACACCCAAAATACCATCCCATTGTCTTTCCCCCAATTTAAACCTCTCGCATATCATATCCACATATTTTTTGGCGTGAGATACATTTGCCGGACTTTGGGAACTGAAATAAGGATAATCCTCGGTGAATATCTCGGTTGCTTTCTTACTTTCCGGCACTTGGGCAAGCCAACATTTCTCACAAACATAAGCCGTTAATGGATAGTGGGTTTCCGGCTCTTCCAAATTGGTCAATAACGAATTGCTCGGAGGTTGGAATCCGAGATCAGCCATGATATGGACTAAGGGCTCATTACAAAAATTACAGTTATAACCCATAATCCCTCCGTTCATAATCACAAATATCTGATTGAGTTAAAATACTTCCCTCTTGGTAATAACTCCGGTACCAGTTAATTGTCCGCGCGATGGTTTCCTCAAGATTCCACGGCGGGTTCCAGCCTAAAAACTTTCGGGCTTTGGTAGAATCGATTTTTAAAAGGTTTACCATATGGGGATGGGTTTCTTGTGGGGTTATCTCCCATTCGATCTCGCTCCAATGTTCTTTTGCGACCTTTAAGACTTCAATGACACTCATTTCTTCGGTTGGTCCGAAATTCCACGCTGAGTTTACGTAATTGCCTTTGAGGATTTGTTCCCCTAAAAGCAGATATCCGTCAAGCGCACTCAATATGTGCTGCCACGGTCTTGTAGCATTAGGCGACTTGATTATTACTTTTTTCCCTTCTGCAGTTGCTTTTACAATATCAGGGATTAATCTCTTTTCAGACCAGTCTCCCCCACCGATAACATTTCCGGCGCGAGCAGTTGCGATGTTCATTCCGAAACTATGACGGTACATTTCGATTATGTGTTCAATACAGACCTTTGATGTTGAGTAGGGGTCGTAGCCTCCCAGGGTGTCATTTTCCCGATAGCCCCATATCCAATTCTCGTCTTTATAAACCTTATCACTTGTAACCACAACAGCCCCTTTAGTTGAGCTTAAACGCGCAACCTCAAGAACATTTGCCGCACCCTGGACATTGTTTTCTATGGTCAATAGTGGCTCTCTAAATGATCTTGCAACGATAGCTTTTGCGGCGAAATGGAAAATAATATCCGGTTTACATTCTGAGAATACCTTTTTCAATCTTTCTTTGTCTAATGTGTCATCATTACCAAAACTCTTCCTACCTAATAAGGTATAGTGGTTGGGGTCCGTATTCGGATTATGCCCGTACTCTATAACAGTAGCTCCAAGTTTCTCAAGCCAACAACAGACCCAGCTTGCTTTGAAGCCACAACACCCCGTTACTAAAACGATTTTATTTTTATAAATTCCACTATACATTCTCTTTCCTTTCTGGGAAATTTAAAAAAGCATTCTCTCCCCATAGCAATAAAGATTGTTTATCATATGCAAGCGCGGCTTCTTCGGCGGTTAAATAATAGCCACAATGCCGCACCTTGCCTCCGTAACTTATTTGGGCATGCCATTTATTGAATCTCTATGTAAAGTAAGTGGTGTCTTGGTGGCTCTCCCCACAACATCTACCCATCGCGCTGGGTACACCGTATATCTCCCCTTACGGATATGCCACTTCCAATCAGAAAAATTACTATCATCGGCATCAACCACCGTTACCAAACCTTGCGTTAGGGGTATTACCCGCACGCTTCCGTTCTCTATTCCAGCAAGAACTGTGGCATCGTGGGCAAACTGCAACCTTGCTTTTTCGAGCAATCCATTCATGGGAACACCTCCGGCACTTGAGTTTATTGATTGTTATTTCCATGAATACTCCTTATCATAATAAATGTATTATAGTCAAGGATTATTTTAAACATATTCCCTCCTAAAAGATTGTGTTTCCTCATCCCACATTTTATTTAATTCTACCATGTCATTCATCGTGTCCATACACCGCCAAAATCCTGTGTGGTGATATACCATCAATTCTTCTTTTTCAACTAACCTTTCAAATGGTCCGAGTTCAAGATCGCAATCATTATCTAAATAATCAAATATCCCTCGGTTCATTACCATAAACCCGCCGTTTATCATGGTGGAGTTCTGTTGTTTTTCTTTGAATTGAAGCACCCTGCCGTCCTGATGAATTACCTCCCCGAATCTCGGTCTTGGATTTACTCCGGTAATCGTGATCAACTTGCCGTGGTTTTTGTGGAAATTTAAAAGCTCAGGTATGTCCACATCGGAAACAGCGTCCCCGTAGGTCAGCATAAAGGTATCTCCGGTAATGTATTTTTCTATCCTTTTCAGCCGTCCACCCTTTAAAGTATTTTCTCCGGTATCGGAAAGTACAATATCATATCCGGTTGCATAAACATCTTTATCGTGTATCTGATATTGACCACGAAGCCCCTGGGCATCAAGAAATAGATCGTAATTTATCTCATTGTAATGGGCAAAGTAGTTCTTAAAGGCTTCCTGTTTATACCCCAAAGCCAAGACAAAACTATTAAACCCGAATGAAGAATAGTGTTTCATTATATGGAAGATCACGGGTTTTCCACCGATGGATATTAAAGCTTTGGGCGTAAATTCTGTCATTTCTTTAAGTCTAGTTCCGGTACCACCACAAAGTATGACTACTTGTAACATAATAAACTCCTTTAATAACCAGTCAATCCAGCCGACAAGCGGCTCAACTTGTCGTTATAAATATCAAACAATAACCTGTTGCACTCCATGCTTATATTCACGCCGATGATGCCCTTTAAACAATTGGCCTTGCGCCTCCGTGCGATCTACCCATTGCTTTGCTTTGGCATAAAAATCTTTTTTAATCTCAAACCCAAAGGCTTTTCTATTGCATTCAATCGCGGCGATAAGTGTTGAAGCACTACCCGCAACGGGGTCAATCACAACATCGCCCTCGTCTGTAAAAATTTGTATAAGGTGTTTTAAAAGGCCAACTGGTTTCTGTGTCGGGTGTATTTTTTCGCTTCCTGTGTCTTTTGTCCAATCCATCACATTGAAAATCATTTTTCCGTTATTGTTAAACTTCGGCAATTTGTCACGGTAAAGCAAAAGCGCGTATTCAGCATTTCCAACAACCCGCATATTTGCCTTTAATACCTGTGCGGAAAAGTTTTTCCTGAAAACCAAGTTGATGTAATTATTTATTCCGTATTTACGGGCTAACTCAATAAGATAAAATTGTTGTTCAAATTCACAAAAGACAATCATGCACGGCGCTGCGCCTTTTTCTTTTGGTTCTGGCCTCAACATCTTACTGCAAAAGTGCATAAACTCGGCTGGTTTAAAATCCTTATCCGTGTCAAAAAAGCCTGTCCCTGCAAGTTTGCTCTGTCCGTTCTTGTTGTCGCCGTCAATGTACCAAGACGGATTTGAACCATAAGCGTTTATACCCACGTTATAAGGTATGTCAGCAATTACAAGCTGCGCTTTGGGTATTCCGTAAACCTTGAAATTCTGAAAGTGGTCATTTATTAACATGTTGCAAAAATCCTCAATAAAATTTATAACCTATCAATCCAGCGGACTGCTACGCATCCGCTGATCTATACGATAGTGACATGAACAAACACGGGACATCACATCTGATGAATTACATTCCTCATAGATTTAATATCTGTCATATCATCCCTCCTTCTCTATATCCAACAACAACTTTTCAATTTCCAATAACTTATCTGAATCGGTCTTCCCTAACATACACTCCCCGACTATATCCCATAATCGCTTTCGGAATTTATAATATGTTTCGATAAGTTCATTCTTTTCCATATTGTTAAGTTTAAAGTCTTTATTCATACTCCCTCCTTCTGGTGCTGTTTATCGCAGCATTTAGTCCCTTTAGAACATACACAACTTAAAAAAGGATTAACCTCACACTTATCTTCTCTCCCTTCAAGCCATGCTCCCATACATGAGAAGAAGTTGGTGGGGTTCTTCTCCCATACTAATTGACATTGTAGTACTTTGGCATCACACCAACAAGTATATAGGTATGTTTCAAATTCATCAGCGTGACCTTGTTTCTCCATCTCCTGCACACATTCCCATGCCTTATTAGAATCCATTTCATCACGAGCGCATACTTCTCTATTATGATGAATATTAGGATTGCACTTTTTGCATTTCTCACACCACCCCATATACTTATATATTAATTCTAAGTTCATACTCCCTCCTTCTGGTGCTGTATGCACCGTTACTTATCAATTCTGCGGAGATAACCTCCTGGCGCGGTGGTTATCATCAATTCCTTTTCAAGTTTCTCATCCACTTCAAACAGATCTGTCTGCCCGAGAAAAAATTGAACTGCTGTCCACGGGTTGTCGTTATAATCCCACGGGCGATCAGGGAAAGACCCTGGGGGCATAAACTGAATTATCGTATCAAGGACGATCAGGTACGAGCCCTTTGAAACTAAATCCGAATACATCAGAAGTTCATCATATACATGGGCGTGGGTATGGTTGGAATCCAAAATAACCATTACTGTTGATTTCTTGCCGACCTTTTTAGAAACTCTTTTAAATAGTTCGGGGTTCGTGCTGCTGCCTTCATATAGTGTTATTCGTTTGCTCATGCGGTGTTTGGCGATGGCTTCAAGGTTATGGGCGCGGATGTCTATATCTATTCCTATGACCTCACCATGCCCCATTGCTTCAAGAATACTGGCATAAAATATAAGTCCTCCGCCATGAGCTACACCTGTTTCAATCACATAATCAGGTTTGACTCTCCAGATCACTTCTTGAATGCCGATCATATCCTGTGGAAATTGGATTATTGGTCGCCCAAGCCATTCAAAGTTATAACTGTATTTTTCTTTTGCGGTGTCGTTAATAAATTGCAGAGCCCTTTTATCCATTGTCCCTCCATGCGTATGTATTTTTCACCCACGGGTGTTTTGCTACAAGTTGTTCTTTGGTAATAACCATTTCCCAATATTCAACATCAACCGGCTTTCCTTTCCCGTCAGGAACTAAATATGTTGTATCGCCCTTGACTTCTTCCGTCAGCTTGTGGACTTTGCCATAAGTGTACCCAACTCTTTCATGCCATCTTTTTACCGGCTCATTGTCGGACAAAATATAAAGATTGACCGTGTGGATTGATGTCATCCCAAACATTAAAGAAAGAAGGGCTATTTCCATATAGGTCATAAATCCTTTTGCGCCGGTAGGGTTACCCCTTAAACCATTATCCATTTCAGCGTGCGTATCTGTTACGTTGTCCATTCCATAATGGCAAACTAATTCAAATTCAGGATAAGAATATCCCGCGAATAAGATCCGGTCAGGGTCAGGGAGATAAACATTATTCAGCCAATTTCTCGTCCGTTGTGGAGTCGCGGGAAAACTGCTTAAAAAGCAATCCATGTGTTTGTTCCGCCATTGGCTGAAGACTTCAGATATAAAACGTGAATTGCACATTTGATGATCTACCGGAACAAGATAACCGATAAATTTGCTTTCCGTCATAATCGGCAAGACGATCTTGCGGGTTGGAAATGGGAACTTTATTCCCGTGATCATATTCATTTTACCCTCCTTATATCAACCCTTACTTCATAAGAAATTCCATCTTCTTCAAACCAACAAGCCGGTCTTCCGGTAAAAGTCCCTGCGCGGATTTTGTTTAAAATATCTTTTACGCTATCCTCCCCATAAGTATCAAGAAACTTCCCACCAACTAAATCTTGTGAATGATGATAGCTCCCACGAAAAGATACCCGCTGTTCCGTAGTAGGAAAATCCAATGTCCTTATCTTCGGATAAGTTGAAATAAATAGGTCAACCATTTCTTTACAGGCTTTTAGATAAAGAGTTTCTCCGGTATCTTCCCATGTTATCGGTATTTTTCTTTGGGACACAACCGGACCATCATCAATTCCCTCACCTATTTTGTTGAGGCTCACCCCATAAGGGACTTGTTCGACTATCGCCCAGAAAGAAGAATGTTTGCCCCTGCAATAAGGTAAATAACTGGGATGTGTATTTATCCACCCGTTTTTTGGAAGGGATAAAAGCGGTTCTTTTATTATGTCCGGCCACCAGGCAGTTATACCAAGATCAAACTCTCCATACGGAGGTTCTTGGGTTGACCACGGAATCCCCCACTCAGCGCACAAATCACCAACAGGGCTTTTGTCTTTCACCACAACTAAATAAAGATCGGTTCGGTAGTTTTCTGCCAGCCATTTGGTAATTTTAAATCCCACAATGTCGTGAGCCATCAAAAGTAATTTCACTTTAAAACCTCCTTAACTACGTTGGCTACCTTAACCTGATCTTCAAATGTCATATCGTGGTAACTGGGGAGATTAAATGCTCTCCGGCAAATATCATAAGCATGGTGGTTCCTCGGTTGTTTTTTGAACATCGGCAAACTTGAAAGAGGATAAAAGAAAACCCGCGCGTCTATGCCGGCTATCGCGAACGCTTCTATAAACTTATCACGGCATACTTTATCGCTTTGGATTGTGGGCATCCAATATCCACTTTGGCAGTTGTCCTGGACAAAATTAAGATGGATTTTAGTCGGAAGAAGATTGGCGTAATCATAAAATATTTCTCTTTTTCTTCTGACCAATTCATCAATCCTATTCAGTTGCGCACACCCGAGCGCCGCCTGAAGATTTGACATCTTGTATTTGTACCCGATAATCGATGGTCTAAACTGTTTATCCTGTGGCGCCCTGCCGTGGTTGTTTAACTGCACGACTTTCTCATAAAGCTTTTTGTCGTTGGTAACGAACATCCCACCCTCTCCGGTGGTCATTGTCTTGGTTCCGTGGAAACTGAACACTCCGAATTTACCCATGCTCCCACACTTCTGACCGTAATAAGAAGAACCGATCGCTTCTGCGGCATCCTCAATAACAGGTATTCCGTATTTCTTACCTATTCTTAAAAGTTCCTTCATCCGGCAGACATTTCCGTAAAGGTGAGTCGCGATGATAGCTTTGGTTTTTTTGGTCACGGCGATTTTCCCTGGGTTTATTGTCCAAGTCAACGGATCTATGTCCACAAATACAGGCTTTGCCCCAAGATAAACTATCGGCGCGGCGGTGGCTATCCAATTTGTATCGGCAAGAATAACCTCATCACTCTGCCCGATTCCAAGAGCCGCCAATCCAAGATGTAATGCTCCGGTGCATGATGAAGTAGCATGGGCATATTTAACCCCAAGATATTTGGCAAAGTTGCGTTCAAAGGTAATAATGCTGTCGTAACAATGGTTGCTAACATCGTTCACCATTGCGGTTTGAACACTTATTGCTTCTGCTGTAGTTATAGATGGCTTTGTATAAGATATCATACTAACCTCGATACAGGTTTACAGCCGGCTATACTCAATTTTGATTTGAAACTGGTCGCCTGCTGTTTTAAAAACTTTGTGTTGGGCTCAAGAGCCAACTCATCAACACTTCCCTCCGCTACAGCTTTTATCAGGGCGGGAAAATCAACAACTTCACAATCCCATATTTCTCTGGAAACCGGACCACCCGTTGGAATGTCTTTCGGAATAATCACCGGAGCCACAAGTATCGGCTCGGCAAGAATCTCCTCTGCCTGATCGGGATTTTCTTCCGCCTGCCGTAATCTCATTTCTTCTGTTTGTTTTACAGCTTCCGTATAAAGGCGGGATTCTTCAACCTTACGTTCTTCTTCTTTCAGCCTTTTGTATTCGGCTATCCGCAGTTTTACAATGGCGGCAACTTCTGTCACAGGAACATAATACTGGGCTTTCTCAGCAAGATTGAATTTCCAGAGATCGTAAGCCTTTGCGATCAGTCCGTTGTATCTCTTAGCGAGTGTTTTCTTAGCCGTGTCCAATGCCTCCCATAGCGCAATGGCTCTCTCTAAATCTTCGTTGGTATTAATCACAATACCCCGTGCCTCATTGACTACTGTTAAAGCTTTTTCTCCTATATCATCAGCCATGAACTACCCCCTCTTTTTTGTATAAATTGCTACCTAGTTTAAACAGGTGTGTTATTTTTTTATAAATCACTATCTGGTTGTTTTCCCTCTCCAATAATTTCTTGCAATACTATCAACGGATAAGTTCCAACCGAGCCATACCGTGTGTCATTTACTTTCCCGATAGTATAACAATTATCACGACAAAGTTGACTACACGCCTTCCCCCACCGCATGGCTTGAATCGGTTCCGCCTGAATGCCAATATTCCGGCAATAACCAAGTATAGAAAAGTATTCGCTTGGCGCATTAGTGACTAGCTGCGGACGATCTTCGATTGCCTTTACCCTGTTTTCAAGGTTTTGAATGTGCTTTGCAGTTTGAATAATCATGTCCAGTGGCGTAAGCGTAGGAACTATTGCTCTCAATTTCTTTTCACATTCAATAAAATACTGGCGAGCTTGCTTCCCTTTATCATTTCTCTCAACCATTGAAATCTCTTTTGCCATGTCGAAACTAATATGATAATCAATCCTATCTACTTGATTATATTGAGTCACAATTTTGTGTTTAACATAATCTTTGTTTTCTATGAAGTCGTAGAGTTCAATGCGTTCTTTAATCCAATCAGAAAATTTTCGCTTGCTTTCTAAGAATTCATAAAGTTCTCTGGCGTTTACCGTTTGAATGGTCTGCCCCTCTAATTCTGTTGTTCCTATCTTGATTAACTCATTCATAATATCTCCTTAACGCCAATAAAAAATCCCGCAAAACAGTTTGCGATGAGGCTTTTGACGGACTCACTGTAAATACGGGACTTAATATTGGCTTTATTTTTCATTTGGGTTCCTCATCGCATTTCTAACTTAGTAACTCACTCCCATTTTGTCAAGGACTTTGTGATGTTTTTGTTTTTCTTCCACCACCAAAGGGCTACGGCACTATCCCAAATATACCCGTCTGTCGGTTCTTTGTATTCAGTAAGCATATATCTTCCAGTATCCATAACTTGGAGGGAATATCGCTTAATTATTTTTCTTACGGGTGCTTGCCGATATAATTTTTCTTCTGTTGTAATCCGATACAATTTTTCATAAGCCGCCAGTTGCAATCCAGTTGCCGCAGAAATCCCTCCCGTTTTTACATCGAGCACAGTCCTTACGCCTTGGAACAATCCAATATTGTCAGGCGTTCCGCAATATTGTGGGCAACCCATTGGCTCCTCAATTATACCGTTTTCCCAATCGCAATCCTTTTCAAAGTTCTTAAATGCCTGAAGATACGGTTCCAGCGATGGATCTCTAAAACAATGAGCCCCCCTACAGTAAACAGCGATAGCTTTATGCGCGGCAGTTCCCCTATTTCTGCCTTCCTCCGTGAAAAAAGTTGTATTTATAAAACCTTCTTCCAATAATATTCTTGAAACAGACGGAACATTTTTCCCATCGTAGGTATATTGGTGCGTTTGTTCGTGAAAAACTACCTTAGATTTTTCCAAAATAATCCTCCATCTTTTTTGTTTTTCTCTCCGGATTAACTTCCTTGACAACCGTCGAACCTTCGAACGTCTCTAAAACTTCCCCGATATAAATAGGGACGTCATCCTCTACAGGCTGTTTTCCGGTTGCTTGATATATGTGGCACATAAACATACTTGGGTGCTTACAGCCGCCATTTTGGATGAAATTATGGCAAGTGTACGCTCCGGTGAACTTATCGCAAAGTTTATGGCTCATCTAACATCCTTTTTCCACATCATTCTACTCCCACTATTTTTTTTAATAATAGTGGTAATTATTTTTTCCAGGAGACTAGCATTTATTTTTTCCGCCGGCTCGTCGAGAATTTCAGAAGCTCTTGCCAGTATCTCTTTTCTACACTTAAGACACCAATCATTATTTTGATCAGAAGCGTAGGCTTGGCGCAAAGTGTATTGCCCCCAGTGAACACCGATTGTTTGTATATCAATAACATTATTGCTATCTGTTGCTCCACACCTATCACACTTATACACGGTTGTTTTCATTTTATTACTCCTTTAAATTTATGACTCATCTTGCACCTTAAACATAGAAGCGTTGCCGTATTTGGTTATTCTTTTGCCGTCCTTCGCTATCCCGATTGCCGCGTCTTCGGAACCTCCGCATTTAAAACAGGACATCGTACCACCCCTGTCCAATGGGGTTGTTGAAAGATAAATTATTGTTGAGTTACACTTCATACACGAATAACCTCCGGTATTATTACTTGGTTTCATTTAATAATCCCTCAAGACTTAATTTGATAAGTTTCAATTCCTCTAATCCCCATGTCTTTGGTGAAAAAGCTATTTCATACATGGCGTCAAAGGCTTCCTGTCCGATTCTTTCAATGATCTTCACCCGTACCGGCTCCGTCAATCCCTGCTGATGAACCTTACCAATATGGCAGTAGTAACAAAGCCAAATCAAATTGTTTAACGTAAACCGTAATACCGCGCAGGCTTTCCACCCAAAGAAATGGTGCGCTGCGGTTCCAGGTTTCCCGCAGACCGCACACTTCCCTCCCCACATCTTCCGGCAGATATGAGAACATAGTTGCTTCACTTGGATTGTTAATTTCTTGATCTCTTTTTTTTCTTGCAACCGTAATTGAGTTATTGAAAGTGGCTTCTTGATTTTTACTGCCTTTTCCCATTTCTTTAATTTCGGCGGTTTAATCGGCTTGGGGCAAGATTTACGTTCCATCATCCCTCCTAAAAACCATTCGGGCGGTTTTAACTTTTTTACCAATAATCTTTTCCGCTATTAGAATCATCGCGGCTTCTACGCCTTCGGGAGACATTCTTGCACAGAATTTTTCTCCATTAGGAAACTCGCCCTCTATGTATTGTTTCAAAACACGATATGTCGTTGTATCAAGTCCCACCCTACACTTATGGCTTACACCTTTAAAAAGCCACCCCCCACAGGACGGGCATACCGCCCCCATATAGGATTTACGTTCCATCGATGAACCTCTTTTTTAGTTCCGGTAATTCAATCGGTCTGATAGTCTGACAATTACGGCATTTATAAAAGAACTTGTCTGCCGATATGTGGTCACATTGGTCTGTTGGGGTAATTTTTTTCTCGATCTCGCGGATATTATTCTTAAATCCCCTCTCAGTATCGTGCGAAGCCTGAGTCAGAAGATCACCCAGTTGCGCTTCATCGATCAAAGTTGCCACTCTTGCCACTTCATACAGATTGACAAACGATATATTCTTGATGACCTCATGGTGTTTTAAAATGTGGGGCAAAAGTTTGTCCACAATGGTCATCATCCGGATTGCCTGAGTATAGGAAATCCTCAATTCGTTTTCGCAGTATTCCTTCATGTTCTGGCATTTGGCTTTGTCCCAATCCTGGGCATCACGGGATTTGCATAAAATCGCCCCCATGATTATGTAAGACTCAACCCCTCTTGATGAGAAGTGGGTAAAGGCTTTCTCCCGTGTGTGAAAATCACTCTTGGGGAGCCAGTTGATAAACTCTTTAATACTATCGGGTATTATTTCTATTTCTTTTGACATGGCGCCTCCACGCAATCAACAAATTCCAGCTCGTCCACTTCAATACTGTCGATTATCTTCCCATCAACCACAAGTTGGAATATCCAAGTACCGGCATCTGTCTTTTGGAGCCTCCCTTTGCCTGCCATTATCTGACCCTCCAGCAGCGCCATTCTTCGATGGTTGCAGTTTCGTATTTTGTCCGGATAGATACGCCGATTTTAAATTTGGCGCATTGATTCTTTCTACTGGAATATAACGCGGAAGCAACTCTGACTTTTTGCGCGTCCACTTTATCCACTCTAAAAGAATCCCCCACTTCCATTTCCGCAAAAGGATATTTAGGCTTTTTTTCTGGAATAGGAATCCCCTTCTCTACTTTCGAATACATAATCCGCCTCCCTTCTTTTTTTATGGTTCTTCCAACAAATGTAAAAGAACGCTACGAAAAAACTGACCACGGCTTCCATTTATTCCTCCTTTTTAACGGCTACTTTTCTTTTGTTGCCCTTCGGGGGATTTTTGCACAGGTGCATGTCTTTTGCAAAAGTTGCCACTATCCACGCTACAATTCCGCCAATCTTTTTACTCTTTGCTTTTTTCATTGCTTTCTCCTTTAATTGTTATATTGTTATAATTCCATCGCCACAGCATCCAACATATCGGGCATGTCGTATTCAGTTCTTAATTTGTCCGCCGCCTGGTGTGCATCCTTTACGTCATCAAAAACCCCAATAGGGGCGTAATCATTGGATGTATTTGTTAGAAATCCATAAATAAAATTAGACTTGATCGACTCACTAAGTTTCTGGATGTGGAAACATTTTTGCCTCCCAGACCATTCTAAAACAAATAATTCTGTGCCAACATTCGCCCACAAACTCTCTTCATACTTCATCTGTTTCTTCATCTGTTTAACAGCACTTTGTTCTTTATTCATTTTGTTACCTCCTTCTGGTGCTGATTAAATTGACTTTTCAATGTCTTGAAAGTATCGTATTACTTCCGCCATTAATTCTTTTCTTGTTTCCTTTGATTCTGTAACCATCAAAGCTATAATGATTTTTATCCCTTGAAGTACCAACTTTTGGAAATGACCTTCGAGTATCATGTTACCTCCTCAAATTCCTATTTTGCTTAAACCTTTCCTCCATACTTTATTGTTTTCTTCCATTCCCAATCTGTATCTTCTGGGAACAACTCACATCCGTTTAAAATTTTGACAGCTCGTGATTGTCCCCTTACATTGTCGTGTGGGGGGCGCGGTTCTTTAGCGTCATAAATAGTAACCATCGTCCGTCTCTCATCCTCGCGGTAATCCATCGTCAAATACAACCTTGCTTTTTCTGCGGAAAAGTCACCTCCCCTGCCTAATGTTGCCCCTGATTTCATCTGTAGTCCGATGAAGCAAACTGAATCCCCCAGTTTTTCATGTATTAGTTTAATAGGGGCGGCTATTTCATAGAATTTATCGTGAACTTCCAGGTAATCAACAATATATATTTTCTTCTTATCAGGTTCAATAAAGTCCGCAAAATTACCAGAACACTTATGCCCTGTTATTTTCCAATCATTCAATGGCGCAAATTTCTTTAATCTCTTTTTAAGCTCTGTTGCGTGCATTTCCGAATTGAGATAGACGATTTCGTATTTATTTTGGTTTAGGTACGCAATGTTTAACAGCATGGCTGTTTTTCCGCTCGATTTACTTCCGGCGATCACACAAATATTCCCCGGACTAATAACAACTCTATTTCCCAAATTCAAAGGCAGGTCCATTTTAAACTCTACTTCTGCCTCTTCATTTAATAAATCCATTTTCGTTTCAAGATTGTGGTAAATAATCCGATACACACCGCGCTTATCTATTTGTTTTTCAATGTATTTTCTCTCATCGCATAGTCGCTTTAAACTCACATAGGCGCTGTTTTTATCCGGTTTCTGTAAGATTTGTAAGTTCTGTAAGAGGTCCGTTAACTGTATGTATGGTTCTTGTAAGTATTTTTGTGTCTCTATGTACTCGATTATCTCCTGATGGATATGTCTCTTTTCTTTTTCCTCTTTTCCCATAACGCTCTTTATCTTGGCATTTATCCACCCATCATCAACCTCTCCCCATGATAGTATAATTGCCCTAAGTGTTTGGAAAATATAATCTTTTGAGTCTCCCCCACGCCGCAGATTAAGAGCCACATGGTACAGATTTTCATCCCTGATTCCACTCTCCCATATATTCTCTCTTGTAAGTGTTGTAAGTTTGGTAAGTTTGGTAAGTTCCTTATCTTGGGTGTTAGATGACCGCAAACTTACAATGCCTCTATATATAGTTAGTTCTTTATTATATATATTATTAATAGTGCTCGCTTGAAAGCTCGCGTGTAGCGCCGGAAAATCTTTTGCGGTTAGTGGCTCATTTATCCATGAGTAGCAATCGCCATTTTTGCCCCGTGTGGGCGGAAGGGTAATTAAACTATTTTCAGCCTGCAAATCACAATCTCCACAAAACCTACCCATCTTATTATAAACTTCATCTGTGGAAAAAAAATAATGCCTTGATCCACTGATGGATTTTGAACAAGGAATAGAAATACTATCACTTAAACTAGCTTCCATTTCTTCCACTGCTTTTTCGGAATCGCAATCAACTGCGATAATGCCATTTGAGATACTGCCCATAACTGCTCCTATCCCTGCATCAGGATACTGAGTCCACCACTTTGCTATTTCTTCGTCTGTCACCTTGCGAGTCATCAACTCTGTCCATGGGACTAGCGGCATTTTATCGTAAGATAATTTGCCTCTCTCTTTGGTTTTTGCTTCGTTATATGTGACTTTCATGGGGAGAACATTTAACCCAAGATTGTTTTTGTAGTGTAGGGCAGTTTTAATCATAAGAAGAACCTTCGCCGGCAGATACAGCCCTTTGTGGCGAACCTATACCCAGGGAGAGCATAGCACTCCAGCCCATATCTGCCGACTTAAAATTACTGTTAAAGGTTAAATTCACTGTAGGGTTCGCTCCTGATGTTTCTTAAATCATCTTGTCATATCCGTGTCAAGTTTTATTTGCGGGGTAGGGTAGGTCACTCATGATCTCCACTAGATAGTGTATCACAACCTATGGCGTTGACCACTAACCTCATGTCAATCATGTCCTCACTGCTACCCCGCCAATCCAGCGATGGAACTATTCGTTAAATTTCATGATAATTCCTTCTGCTATTTTTGTGGTCATCACAAGCCCCGCATCCGACATGAAAGAAAGAAAATCTAAATACTTCATTCCTTCCGGAAGGGCTTTCGTTAACGGCGCGTGCGCGGCGATTATTGCACAAGTTAAATCCTTTGCGTAAGAATAGGCAAAGCTCTTTTTCTGCAAGGCTATTTCTTCGGGAGACTTAGCCCGCGAACCGCCGGAACCACCCTTAAAACCACCACCAACAGGATTAATAAAAGTAATATTACCATCATCGGAAGTAGAATACTCAAACTCAACTTCCTGCCCCTTCTTGTCTTTGAAATTTCCTTTGGAGTCATAATATTCTTTTCCATCAATAATGATTCCCCAATATGGATCTCCGTTCTTTTTCTTCTTTTCAAGAACAACTTCTACTACCGCTTTACCCTTACCTTTTTCACTCATTTTACCCTCCCTTTAAATATTGAATTGATTGGTTTGTTAAAATAATCCGCTATTAATTGTTGATTTTTAAGTTTACAATTATAACCTCGCATAATGTGTGATAATGTTACGTTCGATATTCCTATTAACTTGGAAAACTTCTCTTGCGTAAGCCCTCTGTTGACGATTAATCCTCTCAAAATGTGGTTGTACATAGATTCTATCCTTCTTTGATATTATGGTTGCTCGTTTTATCCCCACGTCACTCCGTTGCTTTTTTTTCTGCCTTATCTTTGTAAGGTCTAAAGGTGTATAGGGGGCAATCGGGAATTCTACAATCTTGCCTCCCGTCAGCGAAGTAACCCATGCATTGCTCACATTTTTTATTAATAATTCTCTGTAAAACGCCTTCCTTTTCTACCTTCGGATGGCACTTGCTACAGACTAATTCTAAATTATCTTCGATGTCCAACCCCCCATCTCTAAAAGGTAATATATGGTGAACATGTAAATCCTTCATATTGCCACAGTATCTACAGGTATTGTTGTATATCTCTAAAATTCTTTTCGTTAGTTTCTTCCAAGAACTGCGGCATAGTCTTAACTTGGCATCAGAAACTATCCCTCCTTTCCAGTTTGGATTATTCCCCTTTGTTATTGGTTTTAGATTGTGCCTCTTAATTTGTGATACGGAAACAATTTTCTTGCTTTCCGGTGAGGTAGTCCAGCACTTAGATGAACAAAACCGAGCGGTTTTTTCTCTATAAGGTTTTACCTCAAAAGGCACACCACATGTTTCGCATTTTAATGTCTTCATACGATTAATTAAACCACAATTAACATTTTGTCAAGTCAAAACACTTTGCGTCCATTGCTTCTTTGCGCGATAACTTTCCGCCTTCAAGATGTTTTATGAGAGATTTTTTACCAACCGATAAAAGACCAAATTCCTTAATTGCGTCAATGTCTTGTTCTTTCATTGATATTATCCTTTCTTGATTTTGACAACAATATAGCAATTTGTTTGATTAATGTCAAGTAAAAAGATTAATAATTTATAATAAATTTTATTAAAGAATTTAAGTTAATCTATTCAGCTAGTTCGAGGCGCCTTGCCAATTCCCTTCTCTTTTGGAGACTTTTTGTTGCGATTGAACTCTTGATAATTGTGGACATAGAAGCCCTCGGAACCGGTATTTTCCTATCGGCGATCTTCTGATTCAATTCTTTAATGTCCTTCATCATGGTCTTTAAGGCATCTTTATTGTTCTGGATTCGGTCAATCCGGTAACTTTCAGAAATGTTCTTCTTCTGTTCGTTCGCCCACATGACCTGTTTCTTAACAGATTGTTCTATTTCTCTTTCTTTGGCTATTCGGGTCGGCTGAAAACCTACCGCTTTAAGAACCGCTTCTCCGCCTTTGTAAGATAAGGGCTCTCCGGTAGAAGCATAAGAGGGCATCCCCTGTGGTGTGGTTGCAATTCCCCGCGAACCGACAACTTCTTTGCCAAAATCAGACTCCGTCAAAGCCACTATCGGACCTCTCAGAAACTCCGGAGTAAGATTGGCGGACATTCTATAAACGTCACCCCTTGCGGCGGCTTGCCCTGCCATTACAATTTTCTTAGCTAAGCCGGCATAAACTCCACCGATGGATTCTAAAGCTGTCTGATCTCCCATGAAGGGGACTCCAATTGCTAAGGAACCGCTTATATTTCCCCCCAGGAACGCCGGTATGCCACCCATCCCCAGAACCTCGAGCGTTTCCCCACCCACTCCTCTTAAACTCTGCCTGACCCATTCCTTGGGCGAAAAACCGAACTTTTCTTCATACCAGTCGAATATATCTTTTAGAAACGGTAATCCCATCATTCCACCAAACATCGCCAAGAGCGCCATGGTGTGGATAAAGGTCTTTAAATCGTTGGTTGCTTGGATATTCACCTGTTTCTGTTGCTCGGCTGTTAAATTACCCTTTGGGTTTATAGAATACTGCGCCGCTGACCTCAAAAGATTGAACTGATTCAACAGGAAGTTATGGGTAAACGTCCTGAATGTATAGGCTGTTTTCATTCCGATTGAAGCAATATCCCCACCTTGCGCCGGAATAGGAAGGTTGTGTTTCCCGATTGGGTAATGGACGTCATTAATGAATTTGTTGGCATCATTCTTCGCCATTTCATAAATGGTCTCGTTGCTTTCAGTTGTCTTGTTTTTCATGTAATGCTCAAACGCAACTTCAAATAATGCGGACCCTGATGAAACACGGTTAAATTTCTCCACCATGGCAAACGGAGTCGCCAAAGTGTCAAAGGTTTTATTCCAAACTCTCCCCCAACCGCTTGTCTGCCCCTTGATAAATCGGATATGTTGCGCGGCCATGTTACCGGAAATAATACTTTCGTCGATATATCTTCTCAACCAGCCCGACACGCCCTTCATCTCACCCCATTCGCTGGGGTCTTTCGTTATAAGAGAGGGATTTTGTGCAATGATTCTTGACATATTTAATTGAGCAATAGATCCACTCGCCTTTATACCCTTCTCACGCATGTATCTGTCAAGTAGGGGGATACCAACAATTATCGGCTGAGTAGAGTTTACCGCTGCGGATTTGATCATTCCACCAAGATACCATAAGAAAGCCAATGATCTTAACTTAGCAGAAACTCTATCCAATTCAGTATCGTTTCGGAGTTGTCCGCTTATGTATTTTCGTAATTCGGGAGCCCGGGTCTTGTCTTTAAGATTTCCCATGGCTTCCATCGCGTCATAAGCCGCTTCTTGTTTTGTGAGAACGCCAGCCATCGCCGTGATATGATCAATCAATATTTGGTCGTGTTCTTCTTCCAAATAGCCTTTAATAGCTTTGTCACCGACTGCCTGTTTACGGTGGATTCCATGAGCTGCAGCGCCTCTCGCCTGAAACTGTCCGGCGATCGCATCAAAGGCGGCGTCCCAAACTTCACCTTTTAAATCAACCTTATTACCCTGAGCGTCAAAATACTGGCTCCCACTTGCCTGCATATTATCAAAGGCTGAGTCCAAAAGAGCCTGTAAGTTAAAGTCTTTCATTCCATCGAAGGAACCCTCTGCCGTTTTGGAAACAAAAGGATATTCGAACTTGTATTTCCCGGGAAGGGTCTTTTTACCATCGACCATCACCCCGTAACGGTCTAATAAATCCCCGTAAATACTTTCTGCCTCTCCTGGCGAATTGAACATCGTGGAGAACATTTCTCTCTTTTTTATCACGCCGGCCGCTGTTGCATATTCTTCAAACATCTGCATTTTTACGGCACCTTGCTTACGTTTTCTCGGGAAGAAGCCTGGCCAGTTATTCCAGTTATTCCGGAGGTCACGGAGCTTCTTTAACCGTGGGAGTGTTCTTTGGTAAGCAACAAATATTTCTTTCACAGCTTGGTCTAACTCTGCGCCCGTCAGACTCGGTGCCAATGCAGAAATCATGGTTCGCAATTCTGTAAATTCTTTATTCAATGCACCGGATATTTCCTTATAAGTATTCAGCACATCCCATTGCTCAAATGACTTGTCTTTCTCTTTAAAGCTCTTGTCAATCTGTTTGAATATATTTTGTAATTTCACAGCCACTTGTTTTTTAGTGACCTTCTCTATGCTCTTATTGCCGGATGCCAGTTGCAGTTTGTCAATGATTTTCTGGGAATCTTCCTCACTTAAATCACTCCCCAAAGCCGCTGATAAAATCTTATACCATTTCTGTTTTTGGTACTGTTTGAACAGCATTTTCTTGTGGTGTTCCAGTATCTTAGCAAATATCTGGTCTTCGGTACTTCGCGCCGCCCGATACATTCCATACTCAAGTTTGTTGAGTTTTATTTTCTTTCCATCCCAATCCTCAACACCATCTTGAACTTCCTCGAATGAATAAGCCCTGTCGTCCTGATACCGTTTGATCTCAGCTTCCAATGCGGCTTTCTTATTTTCAAGGGCTGAATTATCAAATAACGGACCGCTCTGTTTTATCTCCGCGTCCAGTTCTTTTACTTGATCTTGAATACCGAACATGATATTGCGCAGATTCTCGTCACCGATTGTCAAGACTCTCCCGATATTGTAATCAGCTTCTTTCATCTGTTTCTTGGTGTAGTTTTCAGCCTTGTAATAATGCCGGCGGTTCAGATACATTTCGGCTTTCTGGAACCATTCATGGGACATTCTTTCTCGGTTTTCGATTCTGTCCACACCGAATATTTTATAGATACTTTTCCAATCAACTGACTTTAGGGCGTTCTGATACGGGAGGCTCAACCATTCTCTGAGTTTCGGCCATGCAATTCCACCGTAATTGCTCAGAACATTACGCATTCTTTTGCCTTCGGCTTCCGGCATATTCGTGGGGTTTCTGAACCAATCCCCGTCAATCATTCTTTCAAGGTCTTTAGAGGTTCTGGGTAAAACAACTTTATGCCAGGCAACTGATGTATTTAGAAATTGAGCATCAACAATATCACTCGCCGCCTCTTCATCAATAACCGCATCAACATCTGCCTCGGTGCTGAATTCTTCCTCGATGTTTTGTTTCAAACCTTTGATCAATCTTTCTGCAGCTCGTTCTTCCGCAACGTCAGCAACGTCCTCCGGAGAAAGAACCTGTGAATTAAAATAGTCGTCGATCAAACCAAAATTCGCCTGAGTAACTTTTGGCTGATTGTAGAGAGTCTCCGGTTTTACAACCATTTCCTCTCGGTTATCAATGGCGGTGCCAAGATCGTCCCTATTTAAAACATATTCTGATTTTCCATCAAGATTGAAATTAAACTTCCCGCCCAAAGTAGTTAAATATCCGCCCATTATTTGGGTTGCTTTTCGTTCTACTTTCCCGACCGCGGGGTTGACTTCCATCGTTATATTCTGGACGTCCGGATTCTGACGGAAGATATTTGACAACACGCCTGACAAATGGGCTTTTCTTGGAAGTACCAACGCGTGCATTTGAATAGTATCTCCGTTTATATCCATATCTACACTGCCGATTTCCTGTCCATTTCTCCGGAGGATATATCTATTTGTGGGTTCCGTCCTGTCTATAACCTTTGGCTCAGGCTTCTTCACAACCGGCGCCGTTACCTGAGCGCCTGATTGCCATGCCCGTGTCCGGTCTATCCACGCCTGTTCTCGTTGAATTTCTTTCTGCGCCGCAATCTCATCTTTGGAGTCTATTTTAAATTCCGGCTGAACTCTCTCAGCAAGAGTTTCTGAAACAGCGTCCATCACTTCAAAGTATTTTTCTGCCCTCTGGAGAATATAGTTTCCTTCTCCCTTGGGGTACATTTCCATTATAGATTTTACCAATGCTCTTTTAATTGCTTTCGGGGATCCATACTTTTCGGGGTCATTAACTGCTTTTACATAATGATTCGCAAGGGGAATTAAATTCTGATCAGCAAGCGTTTCAATGCCGGTCTTCCCTTTTTTAACCGGAAGCTCTGGACGTTCCCCGACAACAAATGTCTTCTTGATGTTGGAAATACTAAACCCCGCCGCTTCTTTCGCCAGGGTAATTTCTCTCTTGGTTCCACCGACCTTTTCTTCTTTGGGGACAATAGGTTGAGTCATCTTCTGTTGTTCAGCAAATGCCTCGCGCTCTGCTAAATTTCGTGCGGCTGATTCTTTGGCTGTGACTCCGTGTGCAGTATTCCAAATCTGTGTCAGCCTTTGGTTTTCTGTCATAATAGGCTGGACGATCTTCTTGAGTTTCTCCTGATACATCGCCAGAGTTGCCAAATCCCTCCGTCCTTTTTCTGTTTCCAGAGTCGGATTGGCGTACTGTATTTCAGTTATGCGTCTTAAAATATCTTTTGATTTTTCAAGATTCCAACCCATCGATGCAGCTTGTTCCAGATTGATCGGCTCGTACCGAGTCTCATTTTTGTTGTTCTTGAAAATATATACCTCAACTCCACCTCGAACTGTCGTTTCACTCGTGTTCCGATAGGAAGTTGCCCTGATAAAATCTTTTGGACTCTCATATCTCCGAGCTTCAGCAAGGATATTTTCTCCTTTCCCCAGCAATACATATTTATCCATAATACTTGACAGTTCATCAAGTTTCGTTCTCCCTGTGGCTGTTATTTTGCCAACATATTTCAAGACAATGTCTTTCAGGCGTGACCAAAAAGACCCCCCTGGCTTCGCAGAAGAATAATCCGGTATTGAATTTAACCAACCCGCAAAATCAGAATTGGTCATGAACCCCATCATGTTTCTGACGTCACCACTCTTACTGATCAAACCATAAATTCTCGTGGCTTCGGGTGAAGCCTGCGAAAGAAACGGTGCAAGGCTTTGTTTAAAACTCGTAAGTTCACTTCTTAATCTGATCAGGTCTTGGGTAGGCTTCCCTGTTTCTGCGGTTTCAACAAGCGCCATCACCCCTCTGAAAGCGAGTTCAGATTCAAGGTGGGTATCGGTTTTGCTTCCCTTCCAATCCCCCTCTTTGAATTTCTTTGTATTGATATAAATAGTATTATCGCTGAAATCCGCAAAGGCGTTCTTATTGGACATCTTTGAAGAATCATAAGACACTTCAATATATTTTTTATCAAGGGCTTCAACCAGTTCCCTAAAGGGGAATTTCTTTCCGGTAGCCTTTTCATATTCATCGATGGATTTACCAAACGCCATCGGCTTAGTATCGTGATTTACAACAAGATCAAGAGTCTGTTGATGGGCTGATTTAATCTCAGGTTTGGTGACTTCTTTGTAAGTCGGACCTCGGGCAATTACATCAACCTCTTTCGGGATATTGGTGAGCATATCCGTCATGCCGTAAACGGTGGATTGTTGAATTAATCCCTCATCCAAATTCACCCCAAAGTTTTCTTTTATCCCACCCTGAAGGTCAGCCGCAAATTCTTCGAGCATGGCGGATTCAGAAAATTTAACTCCAGCCGCTTCGTTCAAAGCCTCCCAATATTGCTTGACAGCAGGTGATTTTTTGTCTATAAGCGCCTGTGTTTCTAAATTAGAAGCATGACCATCAACCCCCACATGGCTCAGTTCATGTCCTACCAACTGCAACGCTGTGAACTTTCCTCCTGTCGCTACAAATATCTGTTTCCGTGTGGTGTTGATAAATGCGTTCAGCGTATGGTAATTGTCTTTCATAAAAATGACATCGTAACCATTCTTCCGCCCCAACTCAAAAGCCTCTGCGTTTGTCTTATGGGCTTGCGTGTCCACTTCAAGTGCCGGCTCAACAAGCGCTTCTATATCGCTGATAGTTTTGGCGATGTCTGCAAGGCGGTTATTCGCAACTGTGATTTCGTTCTGCAGCGCGTATGAACCGGTTCTATCTGATTTCCACCGCCCCGTAAGGTCGGCTTTTTTCGCCTGAACCCTTGCCTGCTCTACTTTTAAAAGAGCAATCGCACCCTGGGCTAATCTTTTCTTTTTGATTCCTTCGATGATGGCGGGATTAAAGATTTCTGGAGATCGGGCGATAAGTCCTTCGTTTGCTTCCAATGCCCGTCTTTGTCTTGGATGGTCCGCGGGTATGCCACTAATTCCCCCTTCTGCAATCTGAGTAGCGCTTCTTTCATAAAATTCTCCTTTTTTGGTAATGCTCTTAACTACCCGTTCCAAATCTTCACCCACCACGCTAAAATCTTCTTTTGTTAAAGAAGTAAGCCGGTTAAGTAAAGTCTTCTCATACATCGCCATGTCTTGGTCATTGATCTTATTTCCCTTCAATCCCTGTTCCAACAGGCGTTTGTCAATTCCAGTGACGGAAGCAAATATTTCTGGCCGGTTTTTATTAAATCTTTCGGACAAAGGGACTATTTGACCTTTTTCATCATAAGTTACGGGGTCGGCCAGCTTAACCTTGGAACTATCAACAAGGGTATAAGAATCTGCGAAGTTTTGGTCTCCGCCCTCTCGTATTTCCCCTCTCGCTATTAACCAAAGCTGAGATTTGGAAAACAAAATAGTCTGAAACGCGCCCTTAGATAGACTTTCCATTATTTCGGGGTCGATATCCATTACATCTATGTCTTTGGGGATTTTGGATAGCGCCTCTGCTCTGTATTTCTCATAGTTTTCTACAAAATCGGACAGAGGGGCATTAGGCTCGTACTCGTTTTTGTAAACTACCCCATCATAACCTTTAGCTCTTGCGTCCCTTACAATTGTGTCCCAACCCCCTCCTTTAATGTCGTCACTTCTCATTAATTTGGTATCGTCTTTCATATATAAACGCAATATCGTTCCTTCCAACTTTTTCGAATACCCTTGAGCTGCCACATGCTGACGCGCCTGATTTTCCGTCCCGAAATGTCCTCCCCTAAAAACATGTAGATTGCGAGGTTTTACACGGTATGCTCCAGTTTCGTCTGTTTCGTTACTTAAAATAAATTTGGTAGTTCCATGAAAAACCTCCGTCGTATAGCCAGCTTTTTTCGCGGCGGCATCTGCCATTTGTTGCAGGGCAACCTTATTTTTTATGGGCTCTTTTGCCAACTCCAAGTACTTTTGATCTACATTTTGCGCTCCTTTCATTTTCGCTATTGCCCCTGTTCTCGCGGTTTCTTGGTCTAATTTGAATTTATCAAATTTATGACCACCATGAAAAGCGGCGGCACTTGCCCGTAAATCAGCCGGTCTTCCAGTTTCTTTTGAAATTATTTTATAAAGATTTTTATCTGTGGGTATGGATTGGATTGAAACACCCAGCTCTCTTGCCAACTGTCCACGGACATTTTTAATAGCATCTCCGTCTGACCACCCCTGCGTTTTTACCTCTTTTAACTTCCCGTTCTTGTCGGCATATTTAGGAATTTGAACCTGAATTATGTAGTGGTAGTTGACGGCGGGAGAGGTTTTGAGTTTTTGAGTTTCTCCACGGCTTGTTTCGCCACTCCCTCTATCCCCGCTTTCTTTTCCGCCTTCTCCAGTATTGCTCTTAGTCTTGACGAGGGCTCCTTGGTCATTTCGTGTCAACCTCCTTATTTTATTTTGTCTGCTTTCTTCGTTGAGCTGGTGTTCCTTTGCAACCGTTTCGTAAATTTCTTCCTTTGCAAGGGGTTCCATTTTAAAAAGCCCTGGGGAACTCTGCGCCTTTATGTCCTCGTAACTCCTCCTCGCTAAATCTTTCAAAAATTCCCTAAGCTTTTTAGGAGTTCTCTTCAAGGCCTCTAAGTCTATCGCTAACTCTTTTACATAGGAGGAATCGGTATCCATAAGGCCCGCTTGCAGTAGTTGTTTAAAAACTGCATTTTGCTCTGGAATTGTCGCGTCTTTCCCAGACTTATGATTTTTTAATGCGCCTTTTAAAATAGAGACAGCTCTAATAACAAACGGTGTTATGTTGTTTGGGTCATTAGCGTATAATGAATTTAATTTGACATATGGTTCAACAGACGCGAGCAAACTATTTACCAAAGGATTGATTTCGGAATCCTGCGCCTGGGCAAGCAACTCTATAAAAGTCTCCCCACCTTTTATATTACCAAACGCCTTCTGAAAAAGAGACATCTCTACCAACTGAGCAAACTCACTACTGATTTTCTGCCCAGCATTCATTCCACGAGCTTCATTACTCCCTATTTTTGTGGATAGCGCTTGAAGAAATCCATAATTACTCGCAGCGGCTACATTGCCCTCCTCGCCCATATCTAATTTTGCCAACATGCTCTCATCAATTTCTGAGGAATATCTCTTTGCTATTTCAATCTGGTTTTGCTTATCTGCCTGTGGAACATTAGTCTCTCTTGCCCATTTAGCTCTATCGGTGACTTCTGTTGTTCTCTCCCGAACAAGCATCGGCTCGGGTATTGCTTCGACTTGCTCCCGGGTGAAACCAAAACTTTCAGCGCGATCAGCCAACCATTTTTTATATTTATCCGCCGCCGCTACATACTCCTGATTACCAGCCCTCGCCATTCGGTAAGTAAATCTGATCGCCTCGGCTCGACTATTCCCCGCCTCTACCACCATGTCCTTATATATCTGGGGAGCCCCGTCAGTCACAGTGGGAGCCATTCCCAAAAGATTAACCTTCATCCTACTACCGGCTCTCTCCTGCACCCTTGTCGCAAAAGTAGGGTCGTTTGCGGGACGTTCCTGCAAACTCTGATCATAGTTTTTATTCGCAACTCCATTTTCGTCGTGAGATGTTAGAACGTCATTTGCATCCGCAAGACCATATTTAATTTTAACTTCCCCAAACTTACTTTCGATGGTATCTTCTTTTCCTTGCGCCTTAACCCCCTCCACCTCACCGCTTACAATATTTTGAGGCCGCGTTGCCGCTTGAGAACTCACTGCTTTTTCTTTGAGGTCTGTTATTTTTACAACATTGCCAGAGAGAGCCGTTTCTAATTTCTTCTGTGCTTCAGAGACTAGAATATTATTCTTCTTGGCATAACTCTCCAGTTTGTCGGGAGAACCTAAAACATCCCTAATCTCAATATTTTTTAAACTGAGAATATCAATATTATTCTGTATCTCTGCCCCGACAACAGGCGATCTCCGGTCAATTTCCGCCTGAGCCATATTTGAAACTGGAGAGCCCGCCGGATAAGTCTGCACAAGATTTATTAACGCATCCGTAGATATAGCTCTCTGTTCAATGTTCTGAGAAAGACTGTTTAATACGTCTTCTTCCGGAGCCCCTGGCTGTAATTTAGGAACAGTTGATACTGGTTCGGGCTCGACAACAACATTATTAGCGGTCAGCCCCTCCATATTAAATGCTTCTAATGGGGGAGCAATCTTAACTTGCCCCTCTGGATCAGTTTCAGATATTTGTCTTTCGATTTCCTGATGGTGTGGGTCTTTAGACAATAGTCCTTGAATAACATGGGCGCCACCACCCTGTGCCATACCGGCAAGCATACCCATCGCACCGGCTTCCCAGACACCATCGTCTATCGGTTTACCAAGTGCAATATTTTGAGCCGCTTGTTCTTGAATGGACTGGGGGAGTTCTTCCAATAACCCTTCTTTTGCCATGGTCTTTAAAAAGTTCTTTACGGACTCCTTCCAAGTTACGCCCTCTGCGGCAGTTCGGGGGACGCCTCTGTTAACTGCCATAGCAATCATAGTTTGTGGGTCAGCTAAACCAAGATACTGAGAAAATTTACCGCTCCCATACCCAATTAATCCAGTTACCACAGCAGACGCGCTTATTATGGCGGCCTGTTCTGCGGTTAATTCATCATTGGGTGTCTGTTGCCTAGTTTGCTCTGCGTTCTGCCCTGCGGTTACGCCTATTTCAGCCAACCCACCAGTTAAAACTGCTTTAGATGTATTCGCTTTTTTTATTGCATCGATGGATTCAATCGCTAGTTTTTGGGCAGCGGGCATTCCCTCTGCTACTTTTGTCGCCCCTGCCGCTTCTGCCAACAACTTGGGCGCTATTTTTACCGCACCTTTACCGAGTGCTTTCATTCCAAGGTTAGCAACCAAGGAACCGCCAACCATCCCGGGGATTGAATCAGCTACCACTTGCGCAAGAACAGAAGGTCTTTGCAAGACTGCCCCAACTTGCGGGAAAAATCCTTTTGTCTCAGAAACTTCTTGTTGTGCCTGTCGCGTTTCGGGGGTTAAATACTGGTCAAACGCTTCTCGTCCTTTAGCGAATACATGTTCAAGGGGTTTCGAAACTCCCGCCATTTCTCCTAACTGGTCAACCCCTATTCCGAACTTTCCAAGAGTTGCAATATCCGCAAGTCCTGTTAATGTTTCAGGAATACCTACAGCAAAACCCCGAGCAAGCCCAACCAATGGGTCGGCGATTCCTCTCCTTAAAAGAGACGATGATCCTTCTGCATCGGTATCAAACTTGTCGAAAGGATTAGCCGAAGGATTAGTTGCGTTATCGCTGTTATCAGTGTCAAATTGATCAAAAGGATTAGCCATTATTTCTCCTTATTCTTTTCCCATCCCCTCGCTAATTTATATTTTTCGCGTAATGCGGCGGCTCCGCTTCCTGCCTTTTTCTTTTCCATTTCATTGTATAGATTTATTTTGTCCGCACCTTTTTCGCCCTGGAAGTAATTATCAAACCAATCTTTCCAGTTACTTTCCATTTTTATGTAATGGTCCTCAAGTTTTGCAGGAAGTTTATTTTTCTCGGGTCGTGGCGCATAAAATAGTGATTTTTCCACATCCGGCTCGTTCTTGCCAGTTGTTTCATCATAAACCGTTTGTTCGTTCCGCGTAAGATAACCAGCCGCATCCTTATCTTCCATGATTGAGCGTAGGTTTTCTCTGTGCAAAGCTTTCTCGGGGGACACCGCTGATGCCTCCGCCGCAACCATCGCCGCCTTAGCTTTTAATTCCTCATTTATAGAAGCCTCTCTTTGAAGGGGAGTCATTCCCCATCTTCGTGAATCAGCAAGTTTTTCAGCGTCTTTTTCTGCCTGAGTCCGTTTATCCGGGGTTCCCTCAATCCTTAGAACATCAGGGGCAGTTGTTTCTTTCATTACCCTGTCATTTCCTACACGGGCTTCCTCGTAAGTTCGTGGGTTAAGGTATTTCTTGTCAATCCCCCAACCTTTTTGAGTAGTGTCTATTTCGTTTTTGTTGACAAACACTCTATCTCTGGCAACAGGGGCGGGTTGGGGAACAACAACATCCGGCACAGTATTACTTTGAGTCGGTTCCTCAACCGGAGTTTGTGGCGTCAACTGATTGTAAGGTGGATTGTATTTAATCGGAGGACCAGCCTTCTTACTATTTTTCAATTCCGCAGTAACGTCGCCAGCGGTATAGGTCGTTGATGGACTTTGTTTAGGCGGGATAGCTGGAGTAATCCCACCGGCAAACTTATCTCCTTGAACGTAATCTACAGGTGTAGCGCTTGGCGGAGTAAGATAATTTGCGGCACCTTGAGCGGAGGTCCTGTTCAGCAAATTTTGGTTTGCCATGCCGATCCCCAAATACTCTCCCCCTGGTACGTTCCCAGTTGAAATAGCATTTAATGCGTCTTTTATGTCTCCCGCTAATGTTCTTCTTGGCTCTAATTCTGCCATAATATCCTCCTTATCCTATACCAAAGTTACCCCTGTTTTTTGTTACATTATTAGGGTTAAACGGACCCCCTAAAGCTAATTTTACCATATCTCTATCACCGGTAACATTTCTACTCGGAAGTCTGTTTGAGAATAAAGTAGTCTGCATCATCGGCGCACCAACTAATCCCCCACCACCCATTGATTCGGTCATAGATGTTCTGGTCGCAGTGGGTCCGGTGTAACCAGCTCCTATATTTCTACTTAACTTACTGGTGTCCCAGGGATCGTTTTTCTTGAAAAGTTCATCCGCAACTTTTTTCTGGTCATCGGCTTTTTTTTGTACTGCCGCTGATTTTTCTTCACCTAATTTTTCTTTTGCAACTTCCTCTTCAAACATTCCCATAATGAACCTCCTATGATATGCCTTCTAATGCAGACGCCCCAGATAACGACATTGCTGTATGCCCTGCCGCCATCGCTCCAGCCGCCAGGTTCGAAGTGGTCTTTGCGATTGTTTCCAATCCTGACAGTTGTACTTTGGTCTCTTCGATGATTACTTGTAACTGGATTTCCCACGACTTTAAGGTTGCATCCACCCGGGCGATTTGTGTCTTTAATTCCAACTCTTCAATCCTCGTCTGTGAATCCGCACTCGCAACATAAGCCTGAACCAATCCTTTAAACCCTTCCACTTCTCCAATGTACCGTTTCGTCACACCATCAACCGCAGATGTATAAGCCTCAACCCGCGCTTTGTACGCTTCGATCTTTTGTTTTTCAGCACTATACATTAATCCAACTGATTCAACTGTTGCCTTAAAGACTTCGACCTGCTGAGCAATAGCTCCCAATTGAGCAGTGTAAACTTGAACCCTCGACGAGTCCACCATGGCAAGAGTTTTAATTCCTTCCATTCTCGCTTTGTAAACTTCCGACCGAGCAAGTTCGGCCTCAATTGCTATCTTATACGTTTCGACGTCTGTCTTGAAAGCTTGTAAATTCATATTATAGAGGTCAATTCTTGATTTTAAAATCTGCACCGTAACATCAACCGTTGCTTTTGATACTTCAAAAACTCTCTTAGCGTAGTCATTAAAGCTTTCAATTAAAATTCCTTCCAGCTGATTCGCCAATTCCAAGGATTTAAACATTCCTGTCTGTTCTAATTCGGCCTGTTTAATTGCTATGTCTCTTGAAACGTCCAAATCTTTATTCATGTATTCGTTATTTACAGCAATTAGACTGCCGGCAAGTAATCCATCTGGAATGCTCCAACCTAGTTTTGCCCACTGTGCCGTAAGCTTATCGACTGAATCCTGAAGCGCCTGTTCTCGTCGTTCACGGTCTCTATTCCAAATACTGGCTTCGATCAGAGGATTGAGCATCGTCCCGCCGTTGACAATATTACTGACCAGTTTCGCTTTCGCCGCTTGGACAAGTTCATCTTCTACCGCTTGCCCACCCGAATCTATTTGTGTCAATGCGGGCATTTCAATATTGGAAACCGGCATCTGTGTCGTAAGGGGCGAAATAACTCCCTCAATAAAATCAGGTATAACAATGTCTGACAAAGTCGGGACTGTGGGCATTGTGTAAACAGGTGCCGAGGGAAATGCGAAATCACTCGTAGTAGGAGCATCCGGCAGCGTAGGATAATCAGTTGGCACATCTGGTATTTCACCCACCAAAGTCGGATCGATGACAACCGGTGACGGAGGTGTTATGGTCAAAGACGGGACAACCATCGCTATGTCATAGTGTTGGATATATTCTTTTATATCGTGCAAATACTCGTTATTATCGGCTATTGCGGCTTGTGCGTATGATCTGTTTATTGATATTTGCTGGAATATTTCATCTGAAAAGGTTTCACCATTTGCCATAATTACTTCCTCCGTAATACCAGATTCATTGTGGTATTAAATACAACACTATATGTAATATGCACGAAATTACTTAATCTTGCAACTATTATGATAAACCCGATGGTTCTTGTTACTATATTGTCCAAAAATACCATCACTAAAACAACAAAAACTGACACCCAAAAAGACGTACAATATTTACACTCAAAAAGATGCTGTTCTTCTATCTCCAAAAAAGGCGTTTTCGATATAATCCATCGACGGATTCCCTGAAGCGGAGCCGCCTTAAAAAACAATTCCACCAAAGCCTCTATTAATAATGCACACAATAAAAATTTAATCATACTTCCTCTTATAACCACATTGACAAATTAACCATGCCTGTTTATCCGAGCAACAAGGAGGTTTATACCTTAATCCCTTATCGCATAAAGGGCATTTATGTTCGGTAACATTTGATTTTTGTTCGTATGTTTTATTCCCTATTTTCACGAAGTATCTCCGTCCATTCTTCTACAGATTTTTCACTATATTCTATTCTTCCACATCTACAAGTCCAGGCTGTCGTGTATATCGTTCCATCAATACCCCTTACGTTTCGTAGTAATCCCAATTCCCCACCGCAGTCTTCACATATGGGTCTACTAAAAGATAACTCAACCACAAGCGCGGTCATTTCGGGTGCATTTGTTATTGTTAAAGGTATCTGTTCTTCCGCTGTGGCATTGTTTTGCAAATACAGTGCCAACGCCTCGGCGATATTATTACCGGTTTCTCCCCCATAGAGAGTCATTGCTTTACTTATAATATTCTGTCTATTCATTAGCAACCCAGCACAGGACAACATCCCGCCTCTTTCATAGTTATTGTTGTACCATAAAGCCATTTCCCAGTATGATCACAACAGAACGGTGTTCCTGTTTCCTGCGATCCCGAACATATACCGGAACCCACACACCCGGTGGGGATCAGTATTGGATTCCCAACTGTCCTATAACTACTACAATACACCGTTGTAACTTGGCTCCATGTGTATCCATAGGCGCCTGGACCTAAGTCTACACATACATAACCAGCGGCTACGGGAGGGTTTATAGCATTAATAGTAATCCCCAACACATCATAAACCGTACCATTACAAGATAATTTAATTCTTGGTTCAAGAATACAGTCAGGGTTTGAATCCGGAGCAACATAAAGAACACTTATACCCGTTCCCACAAGCGTCCCACCTCCCGAGACTTCCCATTGGTAGGTAACCCCTGATACAGCATTATGCACAGACAGAGGTTGTACTTCACCAACACCCATAAATTCCGTTGTGAACTCAATCCTTGTCTCAGGATTACAAGAAGGCTGGGTTCCCCCACCTCCCCCTCCGGTGTCACCCCCAGCTGTCCCGGCGTTTCCCCCTGGATGGTCGTAATCTTCTTCCCCTGGATAATGAACACCATCTTGCATTAAACGTCCATCTTTTGTGTATTTAAAAACTTGTTCGATTAAATCTATATTTTTAACTCTTATATCTCCGGACATAAACTCATTCTGATCAACATTACTATTTTCATTGATTTGGGACAAATAGAAAGAAACTCCATTAGTTCTGCTAGGTAAAACTCCGCTCATCAACGATCTCTGCCTGTCAGAAAAGTTCATCTGTTTTTACCTGTTTGTTCCGCAAAAAGTCTAATGTGATCTAAATTAAATGTTTCTCCGCTTACGTTTTCCAGTTCAAGTTGGAGGAATCGGTTTGAAAATCCCTTCCCCAGCTTTACCCTTACTGCGTTATCAATCTGTTTATATGACTCAACATCGTATTCGTATTCGTTTTCCCCATCATCCACAGTCAGTATAAGTTCTCCCGATGGCTTATAAGAAATCCACACATCCCTTACTCGTTTGGTTCTTTCTTTATCGATGTCGAGTTTGCCGGTTTTGAATTTCCACGCAATATTCACACCATTGTCGGAGGTTCCTGTCAGTTCGTATATGCCGTCTGCTTTTGCACCGATAGGGGTATCATCAAGGAAACAAAGACTATTATATGAGAAACTTTCGTATTCGGTTAGTGCTAGATTCTTTGTATTCATAACGATTGCCACAATCGTAGCGCTTAATCCGCCTGCCGATAAAAGTCTTATCGCGGGTAGACTTTCACTTATAGACCCACCCTTCAGCCAATAAGAGGAACTGGATATCGTTAAAGCGCCTAATTCCTCTGATAACCTTGCGAGATACCCATTTATAGCCGATGAAGTAAGTTTCAGCGATGGAATAGATTGTGAAAGGCTAGAAATCCCGCTTTGTTTGCCAGTACTTGATATCGTGAGCAACGGGAGTGAGACACTTATCTCGGCTCTTCCTTCAGAGAGAATTCGACCAGACACCGTGATTGCCGGAAGCGACCTACTTAGAGAAGCGATATAATCAGCTTTCCCTGTGCTCTCAATAGTCAATAGGGGAAGAGATAATGATGCCTCTCCTCCTCCTTCCGCCGTTATAAGCATGGGCGCAAGAGTACATTCTAGAGTTGAGGTCTGAGCGTTTACTATCTCAGATACAGTTATTACAGTGGGAATATAAACTAAACCAGCAACAGAATTTGCCATTACTCCTCCTGTTTACCCATCTTGAATCATCGTCATTGAGTTCATTGAAACAACAGACAATGCGGCAATAGTAACTGAATTAATAATAAATGCCGACGTTGCCGAAGTGCCAACATCTCCCTGAACGACGTATCCAGTCCCGTCTGTTCCTGATAATCTGCCCCATTGGGCAATGCCCGAAGTCGCCGCCGTCCCAAGATACTGAGCCCTGCTTGCTACTGCGGTTCCATTGGTACCAGACGACCAGTTGATTCCAGTTCCCGCCGCATTACTCGCGATTGAAACAAGAAGAACATTATTAGCACCCGGGGCTTCGTCAGCTGTAGCCGGAGCTGCACCGCTGTAAATGCGCAACATCCCCTGAGTTCCGGCAGTACCGTTTGTTCCTGAAAGTCTAGCCGTCACGACGTCAACCATCAATGACCGCAAAGGACCATTAATTCGATAAGCCATAAGCCCTCCTTATGCGCTAGGTACTGTCAGAGCAAATGTATCAACCGTCAAAGTTGCACCCGCGACCAGAGAAGTATTCGCCAAGACAAGGTCAGATCCGCTAACTCCTACATTTCCGTCAACTCTCCTGTCGGTAGCCGACGAACCGGAAGTACCCGCTGTGCAATAAAACCGGAAATAACCCGCCACGCCTGCTACGGAAGCGATACCCGACCATGTCGTCCCACTCTTCCCCAGTATGCCTAAAGTTGCGGCGGTAAAAGCCAATCCCGCTGTAGCCACATCACCACTTGCGACAGTGATTCTTACTAATTTTACCCCTGTCTCTGCGTAATCTGCGGAAGCCGGTTGACCGCCTGAATAAATGTCAATGTGTCCGCCCTGGAGCATTGTTTGAAGTCCCAATGTTCCCGCTATTCCCGATCTTAAGCCTGTTGATAAACGCAATGCACACATAATACTTTCCTCCTATTTGTTGTTTTTCTTCTTTTCTTCATCTTCAAACTCTTTTAACTGTTTCTTTTCGTCTATGTTAATAGTCGGAGAAGGTTCTTCCCTTGGAGTTTCTGCCGTTGCTTCCGACCATAATTTCCCCGCCCTATCTGTCATATCACCAATTCCCGCTTTTGCTTCCTGAATCTTTCCATAGACTGCATCAACTGGGGGCTCCCACCATTTCTTGACTCGGGGCTTAACAGAAGCCTTCGCCTCCGCCTCTATTTTGTCAAAGTCGAAAGCTGATTTGATTTTACCCGTTTTAGGGTCATACCCTCCAATTCCTTCTGCCATAAATCACCTCATAGTCGCAATATAATGAACTTGCCCGTTTAGATTTCTGATCATTGCGGCACCTCTGCCGAGTTGTTTCATCAAATAATTCGGAGTTAATAGTTTCACTCCGCCTTTGTTATCCCCCATGCAAATCCCTTCATCGGTTGCCCATAGAGCGACTTTCCCCTCAACACCCTTCCCAACGTAAGCGCCGTCTACAACAACGTCCGAAAAGGGGACTACCCCGATACTATTTATGTATTCTTTTTTATACTCAGCAGGGTCATCGCTTCTTTCAACTAAATACCAAGTTGAGCCATCGGAAACATAAACCCCGTCATCCACCGGTCGTAACATTAAAACATTATTTTCGAAAACTCTGAACCCACTTCTTTCGTCATAATGATCGCATAACGCATCTGAGAGATAAACAACTTTCCCAGAGGCAACCATCAAAGTTCCTTTTATGTAGGCGATCAACTGCCCCGCCGGTAACGGTCTTTTGTACGTTTGCGTAGGAACTGATAGGCTGTGCATCGTCCCATCATAATAACCTATGTACGTTCCATTGGTCATGTAAACCCTATCATTAACAGCAACATAAGACATTCGATCTAAACTGAGCGATGACAATAGTAATGACGTTGTGTAGTCTGGGTTGAGGAGGTAAAGACTACTTCCGTCAAGATAAAACCCATATTCTTTCCGGCTCCACAAACTATGAATATTCGTTCCTGATATTTTCTTTGTGCATCCGGCTCGGCTCTTCAAGGCGTAAGAATTGTCTATGTCCACATTAACAGCAGAAGTTAGGGAATAAGCAGACTTAATTCCGCCTGCTTCAACCGGAACCGGAGCCATTCTGACAGAATCATCAACAGTATTTATTCCGGTAAAATACGCCAAGCTGTAAATCTGCTCTGCCATACTATCCTCCAATCCCAAAACCATTATTGGGATTATTGTCTTTTCGTATCATTTTTAAAACATTAAACATCTTCTTTCGACCTTCCGGAGTATCAGGGTAATCTTTTGCTTTCCCAATCGGAATATCAAACGGAAGATAGTTTGAATCCTCCGCCCTCGGGTCACTTAATGGACTTGTGTTAAATGTTTTTTCTCCGCCATCTTTTTCTCCCATTTTAAATCTTGACATTACATTCCCACCCATGTATAATATAACCAAAAAAGGAGGAACATTTATGCTTTACAAGGACGATATCAAAGCCCAAGAAAGACGTAAACGATTTTACCACAAACATCGCGAGCAAGCTATCCAAGAAACTGCGGAATGGAGAGATAAAAATAGAGAGCACCACAACCAGATCAGCCGCGAAAGAAACGCTATCCGAAGAAGAATTGACTCTGAATTTAGAGAAAAGGAACGTCAACGGAGCGCAGAGTCCTATCTTAAATTTAAAGAACTCCGGCTTGCCCTTGCAAGAAAACATAGAGGGACGGAAGCATCCAAAGCCAGAGAATTGGTTCGTACTGCTATCCGTCAAAAAATAATAATTAAACCTTCTCATTGTAGTTCTTGCTCCTCTAGCACACCACTTCAGGCGCATCATGATGATTACTCTCAACCTTTGGCTGTCCGATGGCTATGTGCTTTCTGTCATGGTGAGGCACACCAACGTCTGCCATAACCTGATCTATCATGTCCATGACCATTTGCTCGGTTATGTTACCCGTGCAAATATAGTCTTTGTCTCGGGGACACCATAACCAGTCTCTACTTATAGGAAGTGTCGGGTCATTAAAACAACCTATTCCGCAAACTTCATTGTTTATCGCTATTCTGTAAGGATTTGGGAAATCGTTCCACTCCTCTGAGACTCCGGTCAACATTATGACTGGTTTGCCAAGAGCGTAGGCTATCCAAGAAGGTCCGGCATTCAACCCGACATAAAACTCGCATCCATCAATGTCCGTAATACTTCTTTGGATTGATTGGTTGGCGTGGTCAAGAACTCCTTTAACTGCGGACTTTTCGTTGCTGATAGATATAGCGTCCATTCCTAATGACTTGACATGATCAATAACCTTCTGCCATGCTCCTTCACGATTCCAGAGTTTGTTTCTCATGGTCGAATGCTCGGAGAAACAAATATAGGGTTTTTTCTTTTTCTTATGAGGAACGACTTTTAACTTGGCGCGTATTGGCTTGTATTCTACCCCCAATATATCAGCCGCGACCTGTTGGAGATTTGTAGAACGCCAGTTCGTTACATTCAGATTTAACTGATCGTCGTAACAACCAACTCCGTAGGAAGCATAAACTCCGTCAATAAGAGCGCCTGGCTTCACAAATTCAATCTCGGGATAGTCGAACATTTCTTGCCACCACCCCGAACACACGACATGGCAGTCGTGTTTCTTTCTGAATTCCTCAATGTAAGGCATCCAAGCAATCGTATCGCCCAGAGCTTTTGACCCCATAGAGATCAATATTTTCTGACCAGTGGGGTTAAATTTATGCTCTAATTTCAACTCCCCATTTAGGTGAACTGTTAATGTCCAATCCTGATAGTATTTTACTTCCGGACGGCACCACATATTCGCCTTTAACTTGGTCTTGTAAGTGTGTTTTTCTGAGGAAAATTCAACATCGTACTCGTTCTTTGACATTCCGTTAATTTGGACAAACGGACCTTCAACAAAATGATACTGGAAAGTATCTTCGCCCCACGCTTCTCGGTCAACCTGATCAAACAGATTCCCCATTTCAATGTCAATAAACTCTATATTTTCCAGCCCCATCTGTTCGGCTATTCTATAATAACCTCTTTCAGAACAGAACCGGTGTTCTTTCATTGTCGCCGCAAATTGTTCCCATGTTTCTACAGGGAAGAATATTTTATCAATCGCTTCTACCCTAGAGGCGCATATCTGCCCACCAAAGGTATCTTTGGCTCCTTCCCACCGGACAGCAATTATATCTTTGTCGGAAGCATAGACTTTCTCCATCCACTCATTGATGTCTATTTCAACATCGGAGTTCATCTGGTAAATCCAATCCCACCGACCGCGGCAGAAATTAATGGCATTCCGCCAGTTCAACAAACCCGCGAGTGCGTGACAGGGTTTGCTGGCTTTCGTGTATTCCACCGTCCCATCCGGTTTTGTGCGTGAATAAGTCGGCAGGTCGTCCCCTGACATGATGTCGTTCTTATCGTAGATGTAGTAGTCACATAACTTAATAACGTCTTCTGGGAGGGGTAGATGAGCTACAACAAGTATCGGATAACCAAAGGGTCGTACCTGATTAATGGTTTCGATTAAAACATCGATTCTTTCCTGAGAGCAAGGATGGCAGTCGATACTGAAAATAGCCTTTCTCTTTTTAATGCCGGTTATTTCCATTCCGTTCTTAGCCGCAAGAGTTCTCATGTCTTTCTCGAAACTATCTCCCCTGATAACCATTTTTTCTTCAATAGGTAGAGGAACTTTATCCGCTAATTCTTCCAGTATTTTATAGGCTTTCTCGGCAGCGGCTTTCCATGAAAACTCCGTTCGCATTACCTCTGCGTTTTCTAAAGCTAATGTTTTGTGAATCGGGTAAGTGTTGTAAACAAGTTTCATCTGTTCAACAAGATGATCATAATCCGGTTCTGCCCAATGCCCAGGGACATTCCAACCACCATAAATCCCTTCCGGTTTTCTTAATTCCTTGATCCTGACATTAATAGCATTGCCAGCGTACTCTGTACTTCCACCCCAATCTGCCACGATTGTAGGTAACCCGACAGCGATTGCCTCCCCGATAGGCAACCCCCAACCTTCTGAACGGGAACAGGACACAAAGCAGTGGGCTGATTGAAGCCTCCGGATATAGTCTGCTCTCTCTTCAAAGTGTATAACGCTGATTCTTGGGTCATCGATGCCATAGGCTTTTAACCTCTCCTCGGTAGATTTATAAGGGTCTGATGGGAATAAAGTATCAACTGAAAGCTCAAGACGTACATCTTGATATAATACAATTTTCTCCGCCTGGTCAAATCTGCTGAAAGTTTCTGCGGGAAACGCCTTTAAAAAGGCTTGGATTATTTCAAGTGTTGATTTGCGGTGCTGCCACTGACCACAAACAAGAAAAGTAAATGGGTAGTGAGTAAAGCTTTTATGCTCTCCCTCTTTAACTGGCTTATAGATCTCTGGGTCAACCCCTTCCGGAACTACTTTTACAAATTCCTCCGGAACTCCCTGGGCAATAGAAGCCGCCCTCTGCCATTCACTCGGAACCCATAGCTGATCATAATGTTTTAATTTGTCGATGAAATCTTGTGGTTGCTCGTCACTTTCCCATACGTTATAAAGGATTGACGGACTTGGAGCAAATTCTGTCGCCTGTGAGGCGCTGACTGTATCAAGTAACGCAATATGAACGGTGCCGGTTCCATCTGATGGAACGAGCTTCTGCAGTTCCGGAAAAAACCGACTCGCGTGGATTCCGTACCCCGTTCTTTCGTTAAAACTTGCTTTTACTTTGATCTCTTTAAACATTGTTTACCTTGCCTTTCCCCCGAAGGATTCCCTCTGATTAGTTGGTGGCCTCGGAGGCGCGACGGGAGGGGTCCGTCTTCGGAATATCTTCCTAGCCTCCAAGGCACTTCAGATTACTTTATTAGCATAAAACCCATTAAGGGGCTATATTTATCTTTCTTTCACCTTCGCATGTAGCTCCAGTAAGCCCTACTCTATCTACTGCAAGGTGGTAATAGCTGGCTCTTATCTTCCACGCACCGTCTTCAATCATTATCTCGCTTAAGAGATCATCAGCCTTGGCTCGATATGTAAGAGGCAATACGCCTTCACGCATGAGTTGATAAAGAGCATCATGAACTAAAGAGCCCCTCATATTAGTCTTATCATCCCAAGTAGGCCCACTCGCACCATCCCAGGCATATCCTAATTCAATCTCAAGATTACCATTCGTACGAAGCTTTAAGAACGGAGTAATGATATCCTTATCCGGAAAGATACCAACTTGGACTATATACTTCTTACGAACTTGGTATTTATACCCACTTTGATACTCAATATGATCACCTTTCATAATGATTTCTCCATCCCTTCAATAAATGCCTCGACAATCGGAATCAGGTCCGCATTTGTCTTGGCTATTTCGATTAGAACTACATCAATCTGCCGCTTTAAGATTGTATTCGGGAAGTGCTTTAAAAGCGCCTCAACAGCAAGATTAAAGTTCTTTTTTACGTCCTCATCCTCGCTCGCCTCAATTCCTAAAGCAATTAATCTTGCTTGCGGTATCATCTCCGGATGCTGCTTGCCAAAGATAAATCCTGCCTTCCTTGCCATACTTTGCAAAGCGATTTGTTCTGCCGGCAGGAAACGTAAAAGAGTACATCCTACTATCATAACCATTAAAATAAAAACTAAACTCACCGCTACGGGAAATAAAAACTTCATCACTTCCTCCTTAGTTCAAGATGTGGCATATCCCTATGGCTTAGCCACGAACCTCCCCATTCTAATCCAACTTCTTCCGCTATCTTTCCGACAATAAAATAATCAGCCGGATTCCATGTTATCTTTCCATTCTTCAAAATCGCTATGTCAAAAGCTATTCTTTCGGTATGTCTGGAGTTCCGTGTCCATGTTACGATATTACCCGGTTCAGTTCTCCCTTGATTGTAGAGAGCATTCTGTTCTGCTTGAGGTCGGTAAGTGGCTGTTACGATAAAATCAACTCCTTCCTGAGCCATCCTATCTTGGAATTTGTTATACAATACTTGCATTTCTGGAGTAAGATCGATAATTTTACGACTCATTTCTTATCCTTTTTACATCTGCCTTTTTCAAAACTTTCTTCTTTTACCATCTTTGAGTAAATAAGCAGATTGTCGATTCGCAGATTAAGAACGACTGCTTGGTCTTTTAGTTCTTGTATCTCATCCTGTAATTTTGCTATAAGCTCCAGATTCTCATCCACAAGTGTCACCTATTCTTCTGCTTTTGTTCCTATCCTCACATACCGCTAAGTGAGATTCAACCTTTGCCTCAATCTTAGCAGTACGCCCGTTTGCTATCTTGAGTTCTACAAATATTCTTTCTATTTTAATATCAAGAGCCTCTGCCGCATCGACAGTTTCTTCATGTGCTGTAGCAAGTTTAGCATCAACTCGTTCCATCCATCTCTTAAAGAGATAACCAGCAAAACCAAAAGAACCGCCTACCAATCCAACATTCAAGACTGCATTACCTATAACAAAACTTTCCATTCAGAAAACCTCCTATTGTAGTTGAATTAATCTTTTTATAATTGCTCTTTCGTATTTTGCCATATCTTTAACTGCCGCAGTAAGCTGTGCCGTGGTCATAGTAGTCATAGCAACAATAGCGTTAAGTCTTGTTACTGCCGCAGTAGCTTGGTCGCTCAAGTCTTTTTTATCAGTATTCGTTGTCAGGGATATTTTCATATGCCTCCCAATTATCTCTTAGATAGAGTTCGTTGTTTTCAATGTAATATTTTCCTATTCCATTAATGTCTGATTTATTATTATTTTTAACTAAATCAGCGCAGACTTTTTTGTTTGTATCTGATATTTCGTCTATAGTAAATTCAAATAGGGGAATAGTTGTTGAATGTGTAAAAGAAAATAAATCCCTGTCATAGACTGCGTAATATATTTTAGTTGAATTGTAAAATAGTTTCATATTTATCCTATATAACCGTAACTTGCGGAAACAGCGTCTGTGGGTGTTGTGTTGTTGCTATAGACTACACTAGTTGCGATTGCTTGCGCTCCTGTATCTGCACCTATTCCTGTAACAAGGTTTCTTATTCTTGTGTATCCCTGAGCCGCAGTAAGATTATGTCTTAATGTGGAGTTAGATTGTAAATAAATACCTTTACCCCCTGTATATAAAGTAAGACCATCAATAATACTTTGACCAAGAGTAAAAGCTATCGTACCAATATCATATACTTGAATACCATAACGACTACTAGCCGTACTATTACCAATTATTTTAGATTGTGATACTTGAACTAAAGAATTTGTTACTAAAACACATGAACTGGCACTACTACCATCTATATAACACTGGTTCAAATTTCCTACCGAAAATTGACTGACGCTTAATGGAATAATAGCACCGGTTGATTTGTATAACTTACATCTATATAACTGAGCACGCCCCCAACTATTCAAATTAACACCATCAGAACAATAACAATTAAAAACATCTATTGCTTGTTGGGTTGTTACCGATTGTATAATCGAAATATCAGTCAGCCAATCAAAAATAACAACATCTTGCGTTGTAGAAGAAGACGCAGTTCCTACCATTGTAATATTGTCGTCATTAACTGTAACAGTCGAAGTCGTGGTACAAACTGCTAATTTTGAGTCTGTTACATTGTCTAAATTCTCACCACTTTGGAAAGTTCCATAAGTAACTTGGATTAAAAAAGTTCCTGACCAATTAGAACTAGCAAAACTTCCAGTACCGGTTACCTCCAAAACATCACCATAAGCTCCTGATGTAGCACCTTTGATAATATCTCCTACGGCAATATCGTCTGTGCTTGGGACAGAGGCTTGGTCAGCAGGTAAAGTAACTGTATGCCCGTCTATTATTCTATAAATACCGTCTGTAGCGTAGTAAGCGACCACATTAGCATAATTATCACCATTAAATGCGCCTGATTTAGTAATAACGCTTCTTTGTATTCCTGTTCCCCTTGTGATGGTTGCTGATGAAATTATTTCTTGCACTTCTAAAGTCCCGTATAATTGTATTCGATAATTTCCACTAAAATATTTTCCTCTCATCACTATTGTTTCAGCAAAAGTATCACCGCTAAATCTAATATATACAGTTCCCGTTACTACGGGTGGAATAATACTAACTGCATAAGTACCTGTTAGGAACGAAGTGGAATCCATATCAACTAAAGTCGAGCCATGAGTCCAATCTGTCGGAGTTGTTCCTGTAGCTTTGAATTGATTATCTGTGATATTGTATGCGCCAACATTTGAGAAATCATCACCTGCAACAAAAGTTGAAATATGATAACTTCTTCCCGAAACAAGAGAGCCACTTGTGTATGCTGTGCCTGTTCCGTTATCTGCTACATCTGAACCAACGCTGTTCCCCGCAACATACATTGTCATAGAACCAAAACTAATAATAGGCTGCCACGCTGAACCTGTGTACTGCATTAAAACATTTCTACCTGTTGGGGTATGAAGAAACCATTGTCCAATAACAGGGGTTGATGGTAGAGTTGCTCCGTTATCACAAGCCATAGCGATAGCTTTGTAGGTGGCGAACTGTAGGTCGTGGGTTAAAGTACCAATCGTTAAAGCACCGTCTCCAACAGACGTCACCTCTCCTGTATGATTTGGGTGTGTGTAAGATGTTGCCGCACCGCCACCACTTGTTATCTTTCCTCTTACGTCTTTATGGTAAAGTCCTGTATCAAATGTCTGAAATTGAGTTGGATTATCTTCACTTACTATCGTTCGGCAAATAGGAACGAATACATTCTTAACTGCTGAATTTGAAGGATAGTAGTTTGTCGCTTCATATAAATCCTGTCGAGCTTGTGCAAGCGTGTATTCAGCCGTAGGTTTGGTTTGAAGTATAGCGTAAAGTTTAACCGTAACGGCAACCGTTCCCCCTGCGGTAGTAGTTGTCGGAACTATTCCCCATACTACGTTAGCAAAGTAATGATTACCGACTGCTGTGCCATCAGAATAAAACAAAGTTTCCGCTATTGAGGTTGCCGCAGAAAATGCTCCGTTTTTAATAATCGTAAACCCTGCCAGAGTTGTAGTATTAGCAGAAGTCATTTCAAAGATGCCGTTAAAGAACTCGCATCCCGAAGCGATGCTCAAAGTAGTCTGTGCGACTGTAGGCACACCACCGCTTGAATAAAGAGTCCCTGATTTCTCAAATCTCTCTATGATTCTCTTAACTAAAGATTCAGTTTCGTAACGGTTTCTGTCGTAAGCGTAAATAGTGTAGGAACTTCCCGAAACAGTACCCACAAGCCAAGTAGCAACGTCTATATGAACATCTGTTGGATAAGTTGTGCTAACTCTTAAAGTAGGTGTGTTTCCGACCAAGTGGAAATTAACGTAATTGATCTGTGGTGCTGCGTCAGTCCCTGCGGTTAAAGCTATTGAAACAGAATCCGCTTCTACAGGGTAAGGAATACCATTAAAGTTAAAAGTACCATTCCCGAAGATAGCAATTAAAGTGTAAGTAAGGACTCCACCCGTGCAAGACAAAGTGCTTCTTGATTTATCAAGTAAAGTATCTGTCTGCATTTCGTTCATGTGACGAGTTGAATAAGCTAGACGGTTAGGGTGTCCTCTTGAATCTAGGTGATGAATGTCGCCCTCAATAGTTAAGTTTCCTTTAGTTATTTCTTTCAAAGAACAGAGACTTATTTTACCTGCAAATGCGGCATCTTTGGTAAGTGTTAGAGTCCCCGTGGTGTAGGGATCTATATAAATAGAAACTGTCTGGTCTCCCGAGAGTGGTGTACTCACAACCCCACCAAATGTTGCGGTTAATGTCCCTGCTGTCCAATCTGTGATAACAAATGTCCGTTTGTACCTCTTCGTTATATTTGCTGTTATCGGAGTAGAAGGAGTCAGATCAGAGGCAACACCGGCAACTGCCGTGACTATTCCCGTTCCATCGTTAATAGACCATCCTGCGCCCGCTGTCCAGTTTGCCGCCGTAAATACAGGGGACAGTTCTGCTCCCAGAGTGGCGTGAATATCGACATCAATCCCATCTCCAACTACTCCACCATGTAAATCATTATCAATAACGACCCCATGAGCAGTATCCTGTTCGCCAATGTGATTGACTAAAATATCAGGTCCCACCGTTGCGGCGTAACCCGCCGTTGACGCCGAAGTCGCAAACGAACTTGTTCCAGCGTACGGACTCGTGCCGGAGATTCCGGCTGTGGTAGCAAAGGATGCACTTCCTGAGTTTGCCGCGGTTGTTGCCGAACCCGCCGAACCCGCCTGAGCCGCAGACGTAGCTTTGTAAGCAGTGCCAGCATTTGCGGCAGTGGTGGCGTAAGAAGCGGTACCGCTATATGGACTCGTTCCAGCGATGGACGCGGTAGTAGTATAGGATGAAGACCCCGCATTTGCCGCCGTGGTGGCGGAACCTGCCGACCCCGAGTCCCCGGCAGAGGTAGCAAAGGACGACGTCCCACTATATGGCGCTGTTCCAGCGATGGAACTTGTCGTCGCAAAAGATGAACTTCCGGCGTTTGCGCTTGTAGTCGCTGACCCCGCGCTCCCAGAGTTTCCAGCCGAATTAGAAAAAGAAGCCGTTCCGGATAAAATAGAATATTCTGATGTGCCGCTATAGGGTGCGGTACCCGCAATCCCGGCGGTTGTTGCGAAAGAGGCAGAACCAGCGTTCGCTGCTGTGGTTGCGGAACCCGCGCTTCCACTTTCCCCTGCTGAAGTAGCAAATGAGGCAGTCCCACTGTAAGGCGCTGTGCCTGATATCGCGGCTGTAGTGGCAAAAGAAGATGATCCGGCATTAGCGGATGTAGTGGCTGACCCAGAAGACCCGGCGTTCCCTGCAGAAATAGCGTATTCCGCAGTTCCAGCATTTGCGGCAGTTGTGGCGCTTCCCGCACTACCGGCGTTTCCGGCAGAGGCGGCATAAAGAGCCGTCCCAGATGTTCCGGCGTAAAGAGAAGTCCCTGCGGAAGAAGCAAAATCAGCAATCCCGCCCGCCGCCGAAGTTCCACTTGTTCCAGAAGACCCTGCTTCCCCTGTGACTATTCTCGCAACTATTGGGTCTGCTGTAGATATCTGCGCTTTTATCGGTGTTTCAGTTTTTAAAACAGCAGTAACCGGGGAATCCGATGTCACAGTTACTTTTACCGGAGTCTCTGTTTTCATCGTGGCCGTTACCGGCGCGTCCGATGTTATTGTTGTTTTTATCTCTGTCATAGCGTCCCGGCTGTTCCCACCGAATCAGTTACATTGTATTCTAAATCAAACTTTCCCTTCATAACCGTGTACGACGATGTGCCTAAAGTACCCGCCGTCAAAACCTTAATATCAAAATCATATTCTCCAACAGCGAGGTTCTGCGTGTCCGTTTCCACAAGAGGAATATTCGCTATCCCTGTAGTTCCAGAAGTAGTGTCGGAAAAGGTTGTGATTATTTTCTGTAACGTAGCCTGAGAATCCGGTAGAGAGTGATCTGTCTTTAAAGTGAAATACACCACCCAATTTTTGATATTATACGCAACGCCTGCCGATGATTCCATTGTTACTGGAATCGTGAGACTGTTTCCCCTGATAAGTGAAAGCCTTCGGATCTCTGCCATGTCTTCCCCCTATCGAACATTCAATGATGCTGTTATGAGAGATGTCCCACTTGTTCCTTGAACTCCGCGTATTTTAATAAACGGGGCCACCGGAGGCGTTAAAGCGATCACATCGCTTGTCCCCAACGACCCAGCGTTACCTATCGTGCAAAAGGTTCCGTCGGTTGGAGAAATATAAGTTCCATCGAAATTCTGACTACACCAGTAAGAGAATTTAACCGATCCGCAACTCGCTACGTCACCGGCTGTTGAGACGTTGAATGCAAGAGAAAACTGTCCTGTTCGGGAAATATCTCTCAAATCTATAACGTCGGAATCAATGGTTGCCGTTGTTCCGGATGTCCCAAATTTTGTTTCTTTGAATAAAGGAATAGATTGGATTCGTCGTTCTGCCATAAAACCTCCTCGTCAAACAGGGCTCGTCGTCATTCCCTGTGAAGTTTAAGCGGGGGCTTTCACCCCCACTTGATTATAAACCACCTGTTGACCAATGCGCGCTTGTTCCAGCGATATTCGCTGTACCAGACGATGCGTAATGGGCAACTCTTGCTGTTCCAGCCTGAGCCGCACTTCCGGCTTTAGAGGCGGTCGTTGCAAAGGACGAACTGCCCGCATTAGCGGCAGAGGTTGCAAGAGCCATTACCCCTGCGGTGCCTACGGAAGTAGCGTACCCAACGGTAGTTACATTCGCTATGGTCAAAGTTGCGAGAACCTGTGTCGAACCAGTCTCCAAATCTTCGATCATTTTCTTAAATTTTAAAATCGCCATATTAAATCCTCCTAGGATCCAAACTCGCGCGGTCGCATACGTTGTTTCTGAGAAATGCTTTTCCTCAGCTTTTGAATGTAAGCGTCCGGCAAAGTTCCGAATTGTCTATCAAACTGATTTTCATAAAACTTGGAAAGGTTAAGATTTTGAGTTTCTGTATCTGACTTCATATAAGCAAGATGAGCCGCCCAATCACAAAGTCCCAAATGGTATTGCTCATCTATTTCGGGGGATGTTGTTTTGGTTAAACTCGTCAACGGTATTCTCGAAACTACCAGATCGGCTGTATCGTCATAAGACGGAGAACGAACGAAAGTAATCGTATTCCCCGGCTCATTCAGGAAGTAAGTAGGTTCCCCTGAGTTATCAACTCCGCCCGTCATGTAAGTTCCGCTCATTACTAAATGGGCATCTGTTGATAATAACGCGATCCCATTGCCAGCGGTGCCGTTTAGTTTGGCAGTAAGAGTCATCGTCCCTGCAGTTCCGGAAACCGTGTGAGCCGCCGTAACCTTCGGATGAACGGCTGAACAAATATGTAACGCAGAAGTCCCGCCGTTGTTTATGGCTGATTTTAAATGGTCAAGATCATCAGCCCCAGAAGTTCCTCTCAATACATGGTTCTCAGCCGATAGAGTCGCAACAAAAGTGTACCCGTTGGTTCCGACCGTAACAACCGCTCCGGCGGTACCCAAAGTACCGTCAGATACAATCGTTCCTTTAGCCTGAACCCCGTCGTTACCGGCGCCGGTAACCACTCCGCCTGTCCCCATCCACCCCGATACCAAGTCGTCCAATTCCGGGTAAACAACCGGCCCAGTTAAAGGGATTACCATTGATCGCAACTGGCATCTCTTTATCTGGAGTATCTTCGGAGAAAGGTTATAAGTGGCCTGATTGGCAATTACTGACAGAGTACACAAAGGTTTTTGCCCCATTGTGCCGGCAGTTGCCGCTGTGCCATTGTCGTTTGCTGTTGAAGAATCAATTAGAAGATGAGCCCGACGGCAGGCTTGCACCTCAGCATAGTTTAGGAAACGGAGAAGTTCCGAGTCCGACCATAACTGAGGCAAAGCCACATCATCCAATATACTCTCTCTCAAATGCGTGATAAGTTCACTGCCAAGCATTAAACTGCCTCCACCGCATCAACATCCTGTTTAATAAGAGTATAGTTCACCCGTTTGATATCTTTGGTGTACTCCTTGCCGCTTTCATCGTGAGACGTAATCGTGACGATTCGTGTGTCCAGCATATCCCTTACCGGACGGGGAACATCAACTTCCTCGCCTGGCTTGATCAAATACGGATATCCGTTTAATGAAATGAACATACCTTCACGGGGGATATCCACAGCTTCGTGGATAACTATCCTGTCCTTGGGGTGTCCTTTCGGTCCGCTAAAATATCCTTTAGGATTCGACTCTTCATCACTCTTTTTTGTAGCCATGGTAAAACTCTCCCTTCCAAAGTTTTTAAGGGGGTTTTTTACACCCCCTTTTGAAAATTACAGGTTAAGCGGCATATTCATCAAATCAACATACGTCGCAGTTCCGGTCGTTCCAGCCGCACCGATTCCATAACCGAGTCGTGCTGCTGCTGTCGTTGCTCCATCAGTCAAAACCAACTGAGTCAGAGCTGGAGCGTGCAGGGTTACATAACCCAGAGCCACACCACCGCTGGGCAGATCGGGAAGTTTCGCCGCCGCGGCTGCGAGAGTCGCAGAAGCGTAGTCCGCTTTACTCACGACATTACCCGGGCCGATATTGGTTGCGGCACCTCCGTCAACGGAACAGATGAGGAACTTCGCTACCGTATTGGCAGCCAGTGTACCGCATGTCCCAAAATAAAGATTGTCCTTCGCGGCAACCAAAGCATAAACGCCGTTGTGAACAATCGCCACATCTGAAGCCGTTTTGAATCCAACCGTGCCACCAGCCGCGCATCCCGCAAGAGCTACTGTCGAACCGGTACCGGATGTTCCACCGAGCACACGGTTTGCAATTCCCTGAATCGCCAGACGGACTGCCGAATTCATAAAATTGTCGTTAATCTTGTTCCTTGAATCATCGACCTTTGTATTAGGGTCATCAAATTTCTTATAAGCCATTTTGTAATCCTCCGTAAAAAGTTGCGTTGTCCTAAACTTTTAATCTTCGCTGGCAGACCGGTTAGGATGAGCGATCTGCGTGTATTCACCGCCCGACCAACTTAATCGGTGCAAGTTTCTTCCTCACAGTGAGTTGCCCTGTGGCAATGAGCACATAGGGCGATAAGGTTAGAGTCATCCTCTGTACCACCATGTCTTTTGTACTTAAGATGGTGGACATGGAGTCCTTTACCGCTAAACCCACATTTTTTACATACTTTATCCCTATCAATAATTCTTGTGCGTGTCTTTTCCCATACTGCCAAACTGTAGAAACTAGATGGAATTTTATCACCGATAGTTTGGGATTCGTTTTTACATTCTGTTGAACAGAATTTTCCTCCTCCCTTTTTAACATCGGATAATTTCTTCCAAAATTCTTTGCCGCACTGTTCACACTGCCTGAGTAATTTTTTAGATACTGGCCAATTGCCTGTCTTTGATCTTGCCGTTCTACATTCCATCGAACAACAGATATTTGCAGAGGACGGATTAACTTCAAATATTCTCTCGCAATATGCACAGATACGCTTCTCAGTTTTAACATGGCTAAAGTTCGCACACTCATAGGAACAATATTTCCGTCTTTCGGAATGACATGGATGATCATAAAATAATTTACCGCATCGCTCACAAGTCTTTTTAACTTTCTCAACTTTGCGTTTATCACCTCTGTGTCCATCTGCGCATCCCTTAGAACAATATTTTGCTTCTTTTCTACTTTGTGGAACTTTGAATTCCTTCCCACACTCCTGACACTTACCAACCAAAACCCTGAAAGTTGCCATTTTGTTCCCCTTTCATAAACTCTTTTATGCCAAAGGGTATCATACAAATGGCTAATTATCAAGAGAATTCTTCAGTCGGTGCAAGCTGCTTCCAAAACTGCCATCCAGGCATCGTTTAAAATTACTGTCGTCTGCATTGTCTTCCAACTTACAGACCCTCTCTGACCCAATGGGTCCGACTTGCTAGGAGTCGGGTTGATAACTATCGGGGTAATCGCATATTTGCCTTTCAGCGCGATCATTCCGTAGGCATCTTTACCAAAATACATGATCGGATAAACATCGCATCCGACACCATGCGAGGTAATTTTGCTTGTGGTTACTGCACTTCCGCCATCCTCGTAAGGAGTGAAAATTGTTGATTTGATGTAACGAACGTCTTCACAGGCACCGATTTCGGTTTCCCATGCTGACTTATTGCCGTAATCTGCTACCGAAGTGAAACCGGTAAGACCGCGGATATCCGAAGTCAAATCGACATGGGTCACGCCAACGAACGCCGGCAGAATCGATTCGGTATTGAACGACGGAGTAGATTTAACTACCTGAGTTACATGCTGTGCTTCCTGACGTTCCAAAGCACGGACGATCTTTCTCTGGTCTGCGCGAGTGGGAACTGCCACAACCGATGTACGCCCGGCAACACCATTCGCATAAAATACGTTGGTGCAAGCCTTCAGTACATTGTATCGCAGAGTCTCAACGGTCTTTGCCGCCTGTTCGCCGGAAACAGCTATTGCTTCCTGCAGAACGGGGTCTTCATGGGTGTCCATGATAATATCAGTGATTTCAACCAATCCACCGTACTGGTAAAGAGTGGCTGTAATATCTGTTGCGGTCAATTTGTCCGAAGACGGAGTGACTCCCTCAGTCAACGCAGTTGTGCGCAGACCAAGCGAATTGTAACGCCGAAACTTAATCGACTGTGTTTTGTTGCCTGGCAAACTCTTAGCCTGTCCAAATTTCTCCAAACAGAGATAAGGCATTGCCCTTTTGAGTAATTCTACTGCCGCGTAAGCTGCGGTTCTAGGGGTAATATCCCCGTAGGTTGTCATAGCCATTGTAAATCCTCCTTGTTATTTGCCCTTTAGGGCTTCTTCAAAAGCGTTATCATAGTCCTCTGCGACAGCCATACTTGGATTAACAGCGCCACGCTTTGTAGTTACGGCCGATAATGCCTGCCGTTTTTGCTCGCGTTTCTCGTTGAAATTTATCGTATTGCTGGGAGCGGACTGAAGATTGTTTTCCTGTTTGAAATCAGACAAAAGATCAATAACGTCCTCGGCGGTACCTTTTTGATAGGCTTCCAACATCCCTTTTTGAACATACTTTGGTTTTGACTCAATCCATTTCATAATGGAGCCGTCATCCCTGTACGTTTCGAAATCGGGGTGAGCCTGACCGATACTGCCGAAATGGTCTTCTTTTGACTTGATTTCCCTATCTCTTTGGATATCAACAACGAAATTTTCCGTGGGTGCCAGCTTTGACAGCATCTCCGCTTTGAAAGCGTCAACTTCCGCCCTAAGCCTTGCCATTTCAATTTCTCGTTTCTTTCCTTCCATCTTTGAGACAATGTCAAACTCTGCATCATACTCTTTAATCGCCGCCTTCTCATCTTCAGTAAGGCTCTCGTAAAGGTCTTTGATCGCATCGTCTCGTTTCTTCTCTTCTTTTGGTGTCAGTTTTTCCCCGGGTTCGGGGGCTTTTTTTAATTCTTCGAATTGCGCGATTAAGGACGACTTCTCATTTTCCCATTCCGCCTTATCGTGCTTATGAATACCGACAAGAGTCTTGTAGCGTTGTTCGTACTTGACTTCTTCGTCGGGTATTGCTGGTTTTCCCGGAATAACCGGATCTTTGGTTTCCGCTACTGGCTCTTTTACTTCCTCTTTCTTTTCTACTGGTTCATTGGAAACATTTTTGGGGTTATCCGCCTCGTTTAATTCAGGTTTGTCTTTCCCTTCTGCCTGATTAAAAGCGTCACCAAAAACATCATCCGCCACCTGTGCGTCTGCTGCCGCTTTTTCTATGGTTCCCTCTTTACCCTCTTCCATTTTGGAACTCCTTTCTTTATTAAATAAAAAAACCACCAATGGATTTCTCCAGTAGTGGCTTTTGTCTCGCGTACTCTGAGTTTTAAGCTATCTTTGGTTCAATTTGCCCTGCAATTTTCTCTTGAAACCTTCAAGCATTTTCAAAATAGCTATAATTTCGTCTTTCTCTACCTCTATCTTCTTTGATTCTTTCTTTTTTTCTACCACATCTAAATTCTGTTTGCAAATCATTTCTTTTCGCGCTCCAGATAGCTCTTTAAACGAATTAACCCACGGATTTCTCCCTGATTCCACAATACCTCCTCACCTTTTGCGGTATCATTGTCTTTTCGGAGTAAATCTATCTGGATTTCCAAAAGATTCAGTATCTTCCGTCCAGCGTCCTCAAATTTTAGCCCACCAAACTCCGCTATTGCCGCTGCCCTCTGAGGATTTGCCAGTTTTATAACCGAACCGGCGGTATAATCAATTCCCATTTACTTATCTCCTTTCTTAGAGTCTTGTTTTTGCTGTTTTAATTTGTGTTCATGCTCTTTTTTCTTCATTTCCATCTCGGATTCTGACTTTCTCCCAGTTATTGCTATTTCCTGAGCGGCTTTGGTGGTATCTACCGCTTTTTTCACCGAATGATCTTCAGTTGCATGAGCCATTTCCATCATGTGCCTCTCTTCACCCCTGCGGATTTCCGCTTCTTTGCCCATTCTATCGGTCTGAGCAAGGGCAACTTCTTCGTCGGTTACTCTCGGGTCGGTTCCTTGAGGTTGCTCGATGGGGGTCTGAGCCTTAATTTGGGCTTCTACGTTTTTATCCTTGGCTTTGGTCAACTGAGCCAAAGTCTGGGACTTCTTGTAGGCGATTTCAGCCTTCTGCATCTCGAGAGCCAACTGCATCTGGATAGAATTCTGTTCTTCCTGACGGATTGCCGCGGCTTCATCTTCAGAACGAAGCTCGATATTGATGTCGTGGGCTTTGAGCTTTTCTTTGAGGAACTCTCTCCGGTCGATATATACCCATTCCTCTGGGGTCATCGTTGTGGAAAGCTGTGTAAGCGCCTGCATCCGGATTTCTTTCATTACAAGCGAAGAAACGCCTCTCGGTCGGCACCTAAAATCACCCTTAATGTCTTGGCGGGGGTTAAATTCCATGTTCCAAGCGTATAAATCTGCTATTATTTTTTCCGTGAACGAGTCGAAGTTCTTGACTACGTCCTTAATTGAAATGGTAATGGTCGCCATTCTCCCCGAAGTAGCCTGGGCAGTTTCATTATTGACCATTTGCCCGATCATCCAAGTTGGAAGAGTGGTTTCTTCATCGCCAAACTGTTTGAAAGCGTCGATTATTGTCAGCAGTTCCGGTATGTGGGAGTCAAACATAATCGGACGGATAGCGGGGTATTGAGAATCGATGCCTCTCCCTTCCCTAAACCACAGTTTCCTCGCGTAAAATGAGTTCAGGTCTGTGTCCGGAGACAACAGAGATACGTTTATTTCCATCTGCGGACCGGCTACAACAGCTCCATTGTCCAGAACCATGCGGGCGCCAGCTGCAATAGCAAGTTGAGAATGCCTCATGACCCGCGCAAGCCCTTCGCCAAAGATAGAAGTCTCGTCTTTTTCGTAATAAAAGACTTTATAAGTGTTCAGGGCTCCTTCGTAAAGAACGGCTTTGATCGGGACGTTGCCGAGAAGCCACACATTAGCGGCGTATTCGAGGGAAACATCGTCAACTTTCACACCACAGGCTTCAAGGTCAGATCCATCCACATATCCCCAGTATTCAAGAACCTGATATTTCTTCCCTAACTGCCGGATAGTTGAACGGTTGGCTTCGTCGGAAACTGCCGAGCTTGAAAGCGTTCTATAGTTCTTTCCGGCACCAGCTTCAACCTCAATTACCTGAAGGTCAACTTCCCAATTTTTGGCAACATAATCTCCCGAGGGGTGTTCGTCCATATACTTCTTGATTTCATCTGCGTAAAAATCCTGTCTTTTCAGCAAATCCCTCAGATCGTGTTTCGTAAAAACATGCCGTTCAAAAGAACCTTCGATTTTATCAAGGTCGGTCGTGGTCATGTCTGGGTACCAGTCCCAAACCCTGACTCGTTTATACAGGGGGATATCTTCGTCAGTCGCCTTCTCGACAAACTCACCTTTACCTGACGGTTCCCAACGTCTCTTGATTCGTTTGTTGATCATCGGACCTTTCATAATACCGGTTCCATACATCAAGCCTGACCGGAGAACTTCTTTAGTTTCCCCTGCGTAATCCATTTCAACCAGTTGGTCATCGATTACCCGCGACATATTTTCACAGGTTTCATCACAGAATTTGTCTATGGCCACCCTCAACTCTTGGGGAGTGGGGATAATCTGCTGACCGTTTTCGTCTGTCTTTACTAGAGACATGGCTATCTGCATCACGACACTTTGGTCGATAGAAGGCTCCGGGGTCGGTTGAACTTCCCAGTTTTTATCGTTGTCGGGGAAAAGCATTTCGTGAAGTCTGGAAAGAACGATATTGATTTTGGAACGGGTAATCTTCGGATAGACCTTTGAATTGCCCTGCTCTATTTTTACGTCAGGGTCATAAAGCCCCTTAATCTGGCGGAGTGATTCTATCCACTCCAATTCTTTAGCCCGACGGTGGGCTTCGTTACTTGTGAATTGATTTTTCAACCGGAAGCCGAAAGATGACATCGCCTCCGAGTTTCGTTCTGGCTTACTGAAAGTTTTTTCGATAATATCCATGATTCCTCCTAATAGCCGATGGTGTAATCCCCAGGGCGATAATCTCTTTTCTTTATGTGGCTTTGAAATTCTCTCCACCTTTTCTGACTTGACTCTCTTTCCGCGATATACATGCACATGTACTGCACGCTATCCATAATGTGAGAACTGAAATTCTTCATGGGCATTAGTTTATACTCGTCGCCCAAAGATTTCGGGTCTTTCTCATAATGGTAGCCACCGTTAAATGCTTTCCGTATAAAGTGGCAGTTTGGCGAAAGAAGAAGCCCTGGCTCTCCTACATACATCTTGTTGAGGAAACTCTCAACCGCACCCACGCGCGGGAGGATAGCATTGGTCGGAGCAGGGGTGATATTTCTCAATCCGACTTCGACGCCTTGCAGTATTTCAAAACAAGTCGATTCATCCGTGGGCGACCTTGAAGTTCCGGAAGGATCTCCAAATCCCATTACGTTCATGCCGAAATACTTCCGCCTCAGCAAAGGCAATAATTGGTTCTCGCAGAACTGCTTTAGCCCCATTCCGTCAGAAACGAGCTCGTCCAATATCTTCAACTGTCCTAGGGGAGTCACTTGCGCGAGAACACACGCCGGCTGGAGTCCAAAGTCAAACCCCACAATAACATCAAGGTTCTTCTCCGGCTCCAAGACTTTCCGAGACACATGGACATTATCCACAAAAGAAGAAAAGACGGGTTTGCCGCTTACGAGATAGCCGTATTGGCCATCAACATAAATGCGTTTATACATCTCGTCTTTTCCTTTGACTAAATTCTGGTAGTAATTTTTGGGTAGGTGTTTGGTGTTTTCTGCGTGGGCGCTTAAGCCCGATGGTTGTTTGAATATTTCCCAGTTGTCCGGCCGGACTCTTTCGAACATTTTGTAGAGGTACGAGTCTTCATCTGGGGGATTTGTGTCCATAATAATTCCGTACCATGAGGCACCACCGTCACGCCCTGACGGATAACGCCCAATTCTCCCATCCATAGCTTCGATAATCGTTTTAGGTATTTCTCTCGCTTCATTAAACCATGCCCCCGTTAATTCTAAAGACAAAAGATTGGAAACCTGATCGGGTCTATCAAGAGCCCGAAACATAATCTCAAGGTGAATCCCTGGCAACTTTGTGATGAAATACACATGGTCGGTAACGCGGTATTCCCCGAATAATTTTGGCGGAAACCAATCGTGAACAGTTTTAATTGTCGTATCACGCAGTTGATTGTATGTATTACGAACAACTGCCCAACGGCTTCTTCGTATTCCATCCGGCCCGGGCTTCTGTTCGTGAGCCCGCCTTATTACTTCCATAACACATGTAGAACTCTTGGCACTTCCAAACGGACCCATCAACATGCGGACGCGTTTATTGCACATGGCAAACTTCCGACAAGTGGGAATGTCCGTATAATCGAATAAAACCTTAAAAGACTTATCCGCCAATTTAATTCCTCGCTATCCCTGCGTTAGAAAATACAACTCCGGCTGACCTGCTTTTGGGGGATGGTATTTAAAATTATGGTCTATTTCTTCCTTGGTCATGGCACTCCTTCTGTTGTCTCACGCCCATTACGCTATGTCATTTAGTGGAACAATTTAAGGTACTTAAAAAATCACCTATTTCAGTTTTTGGGGCGGCCGGAGAAAGGCATCGAACCCTTGACATTCTGATTACAAATCAGACGCTCTACCAACTGAGCTACACCGGCATTTATTCATTCATCCTTATGGTTTCATAAAACACTAAGTCCGTTTGGGAACCTACCCATGTCGCCAACTCTTTGACATCATACCCTTTGTTTTGGAGATTGGAATTCATGTGGAATTCCGCCACCATGTGATCAACCTGATTCAGTTTTTTGCAATCATAGAGCGCCTCATATTCAGAACCCTCTATGTCCACCTTCAACAACTTGACCCTGTCCAGCCCATACTTACCAATAATTTCATCGATGGAACATAAATTAACCTTTACCTGATGAGTTATCGCTGGGTTATAGGTATCCACCAAGGACGAGCCGCCTGAATACATATTACTCACATTCATCAATCCCTGCTGCGCCAGCTCTGTTTTTTTGGCAACGCCGACATTATCAGTCCGGATATTGGTTACTCCATTCAAGCCGATATTTCTGATCATTTGGTAGAAGGTCTTCGGCACCGGCTCCAGGGAAATAACCTTAACTCCCGGGAACAGTTTGGCAATCATAATACTGAACATGCCTTCGTTCGCGCCGAGATCCAAAACCACATCCCCGTCCTTTAACTCCACCTCTCTCTCAAATACCTTGTAGTTATCACTGAAGATTTCATCAATTAACATCTGCGCCGTCGCCGATTCTTCGAAATAAAACTGTTCCCCTCTATATTCTAACTGTATCATTCCGGTCTCTCCATCTCCTCTTCATAAGCTATTTTGGGAACCGCGGATGGATTGATGGCATCTGCCACCTGTTCCAAATCGATCGCCCCGTCCTTTTTTATCCCCATGACAGTATCTTCGTCTTGGAGCCCCTTCAATATAACAAACGTCACCTGATTCCCCCCTGCAGGATTGACGTCCTTACTCCGTATCTCAGTCGCCATTAAAGAAGTCTCAAATTTCATCAACTCCCGCACCATCGTAATAAGAAGTTTATCATCCCCCTTGATCAACTTCAACAGCTTCTTAGCGCCCCCCACCTTCTTATAAACAGACCGCATATCCGCCAACATCCTGTAAGTTGAAGCCTTATCATGAGAAACAGACTCAACTATCCCCTCATCTTCCTTTTCAACCGTTTTTGTAGTTTTTTTAGAATTTTTACCGACCGACTTTTCCTTAGCTGCAACCTTCTCAAAGAGACCATCCACCTTCTCCTGAAGAGATTTTTGTATCTCCCGAATCCCAGGGGTTCCCTTCTTCACCGGATTAAATCCATCCACAATCTCCGCATCCTTCGGCTTATAACCACCCTTCTTAACCCCCGTCCGCCTCCGAACCATCCTCAACCTCCATCCGCGAATCTACTGGTGTATAAGTCCCTTCTACCCCTATGTATGAGTAAAGTCAATACCAAAATGCTTTTTAATCACTATCATTTTAGTAGTAACCATTATCTTAAAGTGCAGAGTGGCACAGGGAGTTGGGAGGACTGAGTGACACACGAAGTTGGGATAAAGAAGTATCAACCCCCCTCAGTAAAGGAAAGTCAGGTCATAGGGGGTGGTCTGGGAAAAGAATTCTTTTAACTAGGTCAAATTGAACTACTGGATACAAAGTATCCAATTACTGTCTTAGAGTGGGTAATAAGTATCCAGTTGATGACAGAAGCAAGGGATCATATCTGTATCATTTAACAACGCAACAACGAATATCATTGAGTTATTTAATTGCTACTCAATTAATAGACTATGCTCATACACTATCAGATGACTAGGGATTGGCTGTCTTAATATGATTATGTTCTATCTATACAATACATGCATACCAGGCGTGGGGCGCGGGTTGATTGGTCAATTGGCATTTGACAAACAAGGGTTCGATGATTATATTAATGGTAGAGAGGAATGGCGTGAGTCGTTCCTCTTTTGCGTTGGTTGCTCTCGTTTAGATGGCGCATTGAAGATGGTTGGTGGTGGGAGCGTGTCATGTGCGTTAAGCGGTTAATCTTACATCTATGAAGTAAAACAAATTTATGGAGGTGTCACAATGAGCAAGAAGTTTAGAAGATTAAATGTTGGGATTCAAAATGCGGTTCTTGAGGGATTCGAAGAACCAAAGGTTGCGGGGCTTTCGTTTAGTCCCAATACGAAGTTGGTTGTCAAAAGTAAGGACGGCTACAAGAGCTATTATGACAAGGACAAAAGAGTTTATTTCACTGTCTTGTCCACAGGGTTTGAGCCATCGTTTAAAGAGCAAGCTCAGACAGTTTATGCTCATGCCGATGCTTTTTTCAACTTCCAGGTAGCTAAAGGGATTTGGGAAACATCTGAAAAGATGTATCTTGAATCATGGTTCAGGTTGCATGGTCGGAAGTTGGCTGAGCCGAAAATACAAAAAGCTCCGAAAGTGCCGAAAGCTAAAATCGCTGACGCTCATGCGTTCGATTTCTCAGCTCTCAGCGTATAATCAATGAATAACTAAACTTAGTGGGGCGAGTCTATATGATCGCCCTTTTTTTATTAACAATTAACATCATAATGGAAAAGGGAGAAGTTATGAACGCATATCAAAAGAATTACAATTGCTTCATTAAGAATATGGGCGAACCGGCTGAAAAAGCTGTGTTCATTCCTAAAGACTCAAAACCATTTTGGATAATCTATCAGAATTATCTATCCGGCGCTCGTGTTGTCTGCGCCACGAGAAATCAATTACGTGCGGTAACAGTCTGTTTGAATAATAAGAACAGATTTATCCGTGTAATTGGTAATCCGGAGTTAATTGATATTCCAGCGATGGAATATGGACTGAGTCGTGAAGAAAAAGCGGATCTGGAAGCTATCTGGAGGGTAAAATAATGGATTACAAAAAACATATAGGTGACGGCAAAATGCCGAACCGATATTGGGTATTCCATTACGATCAGAAGTATAAAATCATTGATAATGGCGAATTTAAGGAAAGAGTATTAATTGAAGAATCAAAAGAATCTGAAAATTCTCTTGTTGGTGAGTATAAAACATATCAAGAGGCATTATCAGCAGTGGATAATAAGGCTTATTTGCCTAATGTTGTCATTGAGGACAGACTCAGCGGACAAGTTTTTGAAAGTTATTGTCTGGTGTGTGGATGTTGCGGGAAAGAAGATTGGGAAACAGATAATGATATAGGCTTCACCAAAAAAATCATGGGTGATAAATTCAAATAATGGAGGTTAAAATAATGAAACTTACCCGAAAGCATAAGATGTTGTTTCGTGGCGCTATTGCCATGATAGAGAATGTCACAGATAGAATTCATCCGGTTAAATTAGCCGGTGCGGTATTATTAATCTGTTGTGGCGTTTGGATTGGGATTTTAATCTGTTATCTGTTTTTGGTGATCAAATGAAAACTCATTATATGAATATCCGCTTGTTTAATAACGCTGGCATGCGCTTTCCTGAATGTTATGCTTATCAGAAGTTATTAGACACGGATAAGGGGCGATTGCGGACAACAGGGGACAAGTTACTAGTAGATTGTCCTAAATGCCTAAAACGATTAGGCGTGGAAGAATCAGAATTAGCATTGATAAGGAAAAATCATGGAAAAGTATTGTAAGAACTGCAAGCACAGAAATGCGGAGAAGATTTGCGTAATCAGGGGCATTTATATCGCCAGGAAATTAACTTGTGAACAATTCACGCCTAAAAAGGATAAGAAATGAAAGAATTCAAAATAGTAGCCATTGAAACAAAAGCTATTACTTATATTGTTCCGGCTGATAATATAGACGATGCAATGGTCAATGTTGATGAAAGCTATATTGACATCATTAAAGTTATTGACTGGATAATAGACAGTATTGCCGAAGTTGCCAAAGATGATGATTAATGATTCTGTTTTGTGAGTATTAAAGGGCATGACTCGGTCGTGCCTTTTTTTATGTCCCAAAGCGGAGAAGTTATTAGATGTTTAACCATTTTATAGAAAAGGAGGCTACATGAACAATTTAGCAGAGAAACAAGAAAGTGCGGTAATGGGATTGAAAAGCGTAATGCGTTCTACACCACAAAAAGAAGCAACGCAAAGTAAATCAAAGACGCCAATTCTAAATGTCAGCGATGATGTTCAGAATCTAGCGGAAAAAGTCTATGATGACAAGGTGGCATGGGAAATGGCGGAGAATGTATTCAAACAATCTTCCGCTCAATTAGTCAACGAAGTATCTCCAATGAGGGCTGATTTATGTCAAAGAGAATATGTCAGTTCGGTAAAAGTGCCTGCGGGAAAACATATGGTCGGGGTTACTTGGAGTTCCAATTATAAGAAAATCCCGAATACGCAGGAAGAAGAATTAATCAAAGTTATGGGCTCACAGGCAAAATACGATCAGAGTTTCTATTCTAAGTTTGAAGTAATTGCCGAAGATAAGACAGAAAAAGAGCTTTACGATCTGTTTTGTATGCTTGCCCCTAACGATGGCGCAGATGAAGATGATGTCCGAATCGGTCAGGAAAGATTCATGAATTACTTCAAGGTCAAAGAAACAATAAGACCGACAGAGCAGTTCATTCGTGAGCATATCTTCATGTCAGAGAAAATGAAGTCAGAATTAGAACTTTGCGGGGTATGTCAATACACACCATCAATCAGAACAAGATAGGAGGAAGTCATGGGTTTAGATATGTATTTGGATAAAAAGTTGAGGATTAGCGAATACGATTACGATCAGAATGATAAGACTTTGGTTGATAAAGTGCTTAAGCTGATTGAGGTCGAGGACAAGTCAGAGAACTACAAGCACATAACGATTAGTGTTCCGGCTATTTATTGGCGCAAGTCAAATCAAATCCATCGATGGTTCGTGGATAATTGCCAAGGTGGGGTTGATGATTGCCGTGAGGTTGAGGTCGAGGTTAAACAATTAGAAAACCTTCTCAACGAAATTCAAGATCAGCTTAACCACAAAGATAAAATTACTCTTAAACCACAGGGCGGTTTTTTCTTTGGCAATACCGAGATAGACGAATGGTATTGGGCAGATTTGGAAAGGAGCAAAGAAGGACTGAAAAGGGAAATAGACTTTCAGCATAAAGAGCAAGAGAAGAAGCGTTATTGGGAATTTACTTATCAATCATCATGGTAGGAGGAAATCATGGAAAATTTATCAAGATTTGCAAGTATTAATGCGGAAGGAAGTCAAGGAACATCGGGGAAATATGCTTTTATCCCCACTACAAGGGTTATAAGCGCATTAGAAACTCAAGGGTGGTTTCCTGTTAAGGCTTCAGAGAAAAGAGTCACCAAGGAAGAAAACAGGGGTTTTCAAGAGCATTTAATCAGGTTCCGGCATACCGAGAACATGGGTTTAAGCGTGGTCGGGGATATACTGCCGGAGATCGTGGTTAAAAACTCACACAATGGTCTAAGCTCTTTTCAGATCATGGCAGGGCTGTTCCGGTTGGTTTGTTCTAACGGCATGATCGTGGCTGATTCTCTATTCGCTACCCACAGAATAAAACATATTGGTTATCGTGACCAAGATGTTATCGACGCCACTTTCAATGTTATCCGGACAACTCCGCAGATCATGGACAGGGTCGGGGAATTTAAGCAGATAGTTTTATCTCCGGCAGAACAATTAGTTTTAGCGGAGTCAGCTTTAACGGCTAAATATGGCGAACCAAAAGCCGAAGAAGTTGATACCTATGAAGGCACAAAAGAGATCATCATTCCAACAGCGCAGAAGTTTGACCTTATCCGGCTTGCTTTGCCTACACGCAGACAAGACAGAATGTCAGGCGATCATGGAAATCATGGAACTCTTGCCGAAAATACTCTTTGGAACTCGTTTAATATTTTCCAAGAGAAACTCGTGGAAAAGGGCGGTCGGTTTGCAGTTAATCCGAATAGTATGCGGATTAAGAAGGCTCGGGGAGTTACAAGCGTTTCAGAGAATGTCCGGCTGAACCAATCCCTTTGGGCATTAACTCAGAAAATGGCAGAGTTGAAGGGGGGCGTATGATAATTATAAATCCGTGGAAACACCCGAATTACGACAACCGTGATTTTGAAGTGAGTGATAAGCCGAACTTTGTTTATAAAGATTATGCCATATACCGAAGGCATAGTAGTTCGAGTTGGCTGTATGCTTATAAAAACATGGCATTTAATGAGCTTGCGGGATTTAACAAGCAACACCTTATTGATGTGGCAGAACGCAAAGGCAAAGGGTTTTTGTATTGGCGTGCTATTGAAAACCTCAAAAAGCACGGATTGGAACAGGATAATCCAAACGAATATGACGAGGGGTAGCCGATGTGTAAATATGTTTTTCCCAATCTACCGAATTTCGTTGACCCCAAGACGGTGGATAATTATAAACCGCATTACATCGCTGAGTTCAAAAAGAATGGTTGGCGGTGTCTTGCGTGGCGAAAGAAAGAAGGATTGGAGTTATGGACAAGACGCCATACTCTAATCAAAGACTCATTACCAAAGACGCGGGAATTTCTTATGCAGTTACCGCCTGACACTATGGTTGATGGGGAATTACTGGATAAGCGGACAAAAACTATAAAAGACCATTACTACGCTTTTGATCTGTTGTTTTTAGAGGGAAAATCGTTAATGCACCTTCCGTGGAAAGCTCGGAGAGAAATGCTTGAAACTCTCATAGCAAAATACGGGATATGGGTTGAGCTTGCGAAACCGGTCCAACTTGGATTTTCTACTCTTTATGATCTTGCATTGGAAAATGGCGATGAGGGAATTGTAATTAAGAATGTCAATTCTAAATACATTGTAGGGTT